GGCAGCACCCGGGGCGCCTGTAGTTAGATTAAAAGTTGGTCCTCTTTTCGATACTGATATCGTAAACTCTGTAGCATCAATATCGTCGTTGTTTACTGATAATACAAAGTACTGTTGTCCCGGTACTACATTTCCAAATACTGTTCCAGAAAATGCAATAGCCATATCTTGCTTAATATTTAGATTTTTTGAAACTCTAAATCTGTTGGTCAATGACGACGATAGAACAATATTCAGCAAATACGACGGAGAGTCTATTCGAGATGTAAAAGATTGTCCTTGAAATCTAACAGTTTCTCCCGATCGATACGACGAATTTACACTCCAGTCAGCTCGATAAGCAGATCCAGTGCTGTGATTAATAAAGTTAACTTCATAAATTTTATTGTTTGCCATCCTATCGGTGTCGGCAACAAATAACACTCTAGCACCTTGAAATAACTCTTCTCCATCAACTACATAACCTTGACTGCCTTCAATCGTTGAAAAAACATCAGTTGTAAAAGTATCTATAAAGTCAACTGTTTGCTTTGCAATAGATCCGTGGTTAAACAATTGTAAATTAGCGCTGAACTCGATAATAGGTCGTTTAGCTCTAGCTGTGTCAGGGGCATCGAAATCAGTTCCGTTGAATGCATGAGAGAATTCTAAAAACAGAACGATAGAAACCATCTGTTGTATCTACTCCACGGTATTGGCTATCTTGGCTGCTTCTATCTATAACAATATAGTCTTTCTGGCCGGGATACAAAGATGCATCGTCAAATGGGTCGGTGTCAAATCCTGCATTGTCAAATAACACTTCCGGAGATTCAATGCTTACCCTCGGAGGGGTTAAATCAGCAAATCGGACTAATCTGATCCCAGTTCCGACTCCTTCGACTAGCCAAGTATCCTGTGCGTACTTCGAGGGAGTGACTTCCCCTAGAAAATAAACCATCATGCCATTGCTTAGAGAAATACCGTTGCTACTAATATAGGTTTCTTTTCCTAAGATTTCCTTTTCTACATCAATTTTTGTATTTGATTCAATATTAGAAATCAAGAATCTACCAAATCTATTAGGATCAGTAAAACTTTGATAAAATAATACATCCGGAGAATCTAGAGGAACTGAAAACGTTATAGTTCCCTGAGTTGCTCCGTTGTTTGTCACTCCGATATTATAGTCTAACGAGCTAGTATTTGCTGCCGATTCAACATATTCCCAATCCTGAGACTCTTCAGTAATAGTACTACCTTCAGTAAACGGTATATTGACTTTTGCCTTCCATAATTTACCATCAAATACTGCAAATTGTCCAGCAGTATAACTAATATCAGGATTATATAGTAAAGATCCGGTATCGTAGCCTGTTCGAATAACAAACCCGTTTTCTGGTAAATTAACCTGAAACTTATAAGTCTGTCCTCTATACAACGTCAACGTTGGATTATTCTTAAATCCGTCAGGAAAGAAAACAAATGAAGATTGATCTCCAAGTCTAATTCGATAGGTGCTAATAATTGACTGGCTCTGGCCCAATATTTTTACTGGAGGCGGACCATCAGGAATCCAGTAGTATTCTCTAAAATTTACAAACTTGTCCCACTGAATTGGCGGATTCCAAGCATAATGATCTTGATCAGTAATTTTATCATCTCTAGAAATCTCATTTCCAAAGAATCTTAATTGATTTTTAAAATCGATATAATCGTAAAAAGATTCAACTGTATTATTTTTTTTAATTACAATACCTGGTTCTAATTGGTAACGACTGCGTAGCGTATTATCAGTATCTAAATATACATCAGTGCTATTAAATGTTTTACCGTATCTACGACCAACATAACCAACTGTTTTATCAAGTGTGCCAGGCTGCACTAATGGGTCAAGTACACCCGATATAAATTTGCTGTTAGCATCTGTTTGAAAAACAGAAGGAAGCAATTCAATTGTTCTTTTGATTGGTAATCCACTTTGGGAAAAAATTTTATCTGTCATATTATGTTGTCGAGTTAACTATGTTTGCCGATGATACTCTAATTTCAGCAGCAGTTATTGCTGAAACTATTTCAATATCGTCGACTTTGGCTCCGCTAACGAAAATCTCATCTGGGTTGCTTTGTATTTCAAATAAGCTACCGAATGACTGTGTTATTTGCCGAGGAACTATTACAAGATTGCTTATGTCGGGTGCCACTTCGTTTGTAATAAAAGTTATTAATTCACCGAGATAAAACCTGTCCCCAAAATCCCAATTGTTAACATCAAAAAAGGAATTAATTGCAGTTACAATTCTAACTTTAAGATCATTATCATTGATTGATTTTGACGAGTTTTTTACTACTTTGAATTGAGCCTGTAATTCCGGAGTGGCTGTGGCCCCGAACAATATTTTATATTGCACTGGATAATATATTATTTCATCACTTATTGTTTTAATTAAATTCAATGCCGATCCGTAAGAAATTCGTAAATTTTCACTAGTAGGTGGTTCTGGTTTTTCTACCGTTGTACCTATTAGATAATTTCTAAATTCTGTATCATATGCCCGAGTTAACAAGTATACATCGATGATATTACTAACACTAGGATCGATCCTCCTGTCGACGTTTGCACTGTGTATATATTGAAATTTTAATCCTGCTCTTCCCACAACAGCAATGTACTGTGGTTGTATTTCAAAAATATTGTTTATTCTGTTAACTCTCATAACTCTATCTTCATCTTGCGAATAGAAGTATACTAAGTCACCGTTTGAGTAATCGGCAATATTTACAGCAAGTTCAGACAACGCCAGTTTTATAACTGAATTATCAGGATTATTTACGTAAGTGTATTCGATATTTCCGTTCGAATCAAAACCTCGAACAAAGAAAAGATAGCTTAAATCTAAATCTTCACCTACTACTTGTTCAAATGCTTCTGGGTTGTCTATAATACCGTCGTCGTCTGAATCAGCAAATGATACTTTAACTTCAATTGAACTTTGATATCCATCTTCAAATTTAATAGCATTGCTAATCTCAAATTTAATATCTTCTTTTAACGGATTAATTAAATTACGATCGGTATTAATACCTAATATTTTAATATGGTCTTTTATTACCTTGCCTGTTCTACTATCATAAGTTTTTTGATTCGAATCAAAATAGAATCTATTTTGTTTGATGCTACCAAAAATATAATCTAAACTACGAACCCTAACATTGTAACTATCAACTCCTTTAACAAATGCAATCATCCAAGAAGTATCTAAATTTGTATTTGAATTATCACCGGTTGTTCCGATACTGAACGAACTTAACAGGTTTAAATTAGTTGAGGTTATGATCTTCCATGCCGATTCCGAGTAATCAAATCGTAATCCGAAATTTAAATTTGAAATGACAATGTTAATCATTTGAAGCTCGAGTGCATCGGAAATATTAGAAATAAACTTGGGCAGAATCCTATCAGCAATTGCTCCAGTTGGTACTACCTCGTTAAACACAATAGGGCCAAACCCCGTCGACAATATGCCCCGTCCTGCATTTGTTCCATCACCAGTAATTTTAATGGTCTTTGTCCATATTTTATCTACTTGATCTGGGTCAGAAGAATCAATATCTACAATTTTTCCAAATCTAAAAGCCTTACCCTGCGGTGGTACAAATTTAATTAATGCTCCGGATAACAGGTATTTTAAAGTATTATTTGTATATGTGCCAACTTTTAATAGGCTATCAAATCTATCAATAAAATAACCAGTAGATGAATTGACATCATTAGTTACCTGTGTCCATGATGTTGTTCTATCGGAAAATATAATCTTTTCGTATTTGGTCAGATAAAAATTGTAAAATTCATCGGTTGTTATTAGAGGTTCTATACTTCTTCGAATAAAGTTAACTATATCTAGACGATTTGAATACTTAAAACTTAATAGCGTTTCTTTTTCTGATTTGTAAATAAATCCGTACGTCTGCAAACACATTAACATTACTGTACTTTCCACTAGCATCTATAATATCAAAATTTCTAGAAATTCCACTCGAAGTTCTGTTAATAGACTTTACTTTAAGAATGTCTTGACTGCTGGTCAGCGGAGCTAATTGATAATCTTCGCCAGTTACCATTCTGTTTTGCGTGTAGTAGATGGCCGGTGCTCTGGTTCTAACACTGTCGATATCTTCGGAAGTTGCAGCATTAGCTATTGTACTTTTTAGACCAAGACTAATAGTTAACTCGTGAGTTACTCCTTCTTTGTTAACATAAGGGATGGATACAGTGATTCCTCTCATGTCGGCAGGAGTAATTACGTATTCTTGACCGATACTGGTTCTATAGTAAGACCTAAATGCACCTTGTGGAAGATTACCATAAACTCCGTCGGCAAAAATAAGATCTATTTTGTCATCTGCTTTAGTAATAACACTGTAGATATTTCTAATATTCGATGAAATACTATTATATGCAATATTACTACCTGTCAACGACGGAGTTTTAGTCCACTCGTCAACTTGTACACCTAAACTATCAAGAGAATACAACCATACATCGGTATTATTGATATTTGGAACGTCCACGGTTACGATCTCATTTGTGGTCGGAACTTCTATGTTAAAGTCAGTAACTTCAAGACTTCCTTGCTTTAACATCAAGAAAAATCCAGTATTGGCACTACCCGAACCTTGGCCATCTTGCCGGTAAATAAATCCCATCTCTCGACCAGGTAGTGGCGATTCTTCATAAATGCTTTCAGATTCAGCAAATGACGTGCTAACTACTTCAAATGCCATCCTTCGATTAGCAACTACTTTAGTAAAGTTAAACAAAGGAACATCGGTAAATTGCGATCTAAATCTGTATTGTTCAGTAGATAGCCCTTGTATTATTGCTGTGCCTTGACCCCCTTCCAAATTCAGTGTTGTCACTCATTGCCGAGTTTAATACAGCAATAAACTGTTCGAACCAGTTCGGATTTGTCGGATCGTTCCAAATAATAACCTGTTGTGCTAAATCTTTTCCAGTACTGTCTATAACTGATTCGGACGTAGATATCGTATCAAATTTTAATAACCCGGTTGCGGAACTATTTCGTTTTGCGTTATATGATAATAATCTTGATAGTCGTAGTACAGATTCTTTAGTTTCTGCCAGCTCGATGAAGTTTTCTCGACTGGCTAAATCTATGCGGAATGCTAAACTCTGACCGAGAAATGCAATGGCATCGATTAATGCCATGTATTCCGAACTTTCTATATAATCATTAAAATCTTCTGGATAATTTTCACGTAGATACGTGATCATAACCCTACGCAGATTTTCAAAGTCGTAGCTTTTAAAGTCTGCGTTTTTAAAAGTCTGGTAGATTCTTTTCCAGTCTTGATTTAATAATAAGTTATTTTGTCTACTAGTGGTCGTCATTGTTATTCATCCCGTCTAGTATTTATCGGTTAAAATTATATGACTAGTTAATAATACCGTTTCTTCTGTCGAAATCTAGGATTAACGTATCTCGCAAATCATCGGGCAAATATACCAGATTCGCCTGTAATCGAATGCCGTGTTCAGCAGTATCGATCTCCAAGGACTCNACTTTTAAACGTTTATCATAGTTGATAATTCGTTCTACGTCTTTAGCAATTTCTTCCCTAACAGCATCAGTAAACTGTTCAAACAATATATCCCATATAATCGTACCAAAGTCAGGATTTTCTAATTTTTCACCTTTTCTAATATGAAAATGATTTATTAAATCCTGTTTAACTAATTCAAAGTCGAATAACTTAAAATTCTTTTTAAACTCCTTGGAACTAAAACCTCTGTACCTAAAAGTAAAATCATTATCGCCCACACTAACTTTGTTTTGTGCAATAACTCGAGTATTATAAACTTTAGCCATATATTATTCCTTAAAACGGGTTATCACCGGGTTTCTTATACTTTTTCCATTCAGTCGGAGGTGCTCTTAAATCAGAAGTTTCTCCTTCGTATCTTCCTTTAGAATCTCTATCTAAATTGCTAGATCTAAACTTGTTAGGATCTAAATTCTCATGATGAGGATATGCCTCCGGAGTTGGGACTCTGCGAAGAATCGTAACTAAATCGATAGGATCGTCTTTAGCTGTCGGCGATGCTAAATCAGGCATTGTATGTGTTGTTAACGGTTTAGGTAATATTGCAGTAGCAGCAATAGCCGCAGTTCCGGCAGCAGGACCGTTCATATGTATCTGAGGAGCAGTTTCAATAATATTGCCGCCGGCCTTAGTCTCGTTTGTACCGCCAGAAGTTTCAAAAATGTGGCCTCCGGCATTTAGGTCATAATCAGACGATACCCTGTGTAAAAATTTAGCATCGTGTTTAATATCAACTTGACCTTTTACATTTTCTTTCATTGTTTGATCAATAGTAAGATCGACATTTTGTTTAATCCAAATTTTTTGATTTTGATCAACAATTAAAATGTCATCTCCCATTATTTGAGAATGTCGTTCTCCCTTAACCTTTAAATTAAAGTTTCGACCAACTTCGATATTAAAATCTCTGTCAGCGTAAAAATTAAAATCTTGCTTTGTTCTAACACTAATGCTGTCATTTGCAAAAATATCAATCTTGCCGTCACTTGATAATTCTATCCAAGTAGTTCCTCTGGAATTTCCTATGTATATAAAATCTTCAGTATTGTGTAAAAGAAATTGGTGTCCGGTACGGGTACGTATCCGAAAATGCTCGTTATACGGAAGATCGAGAATACCACCATCTTTAATATAAGTAGGAGGACCGTCTGATGCTTTTTGTTCTCTAAAATATCTATCGTCCCCGTCGTCCATTACGAATTGAGTACCGCCGAGCCGACTTACAGGAATTAGCGCTGGACTTTGTTTATTTCCTACATATGATTTTTTACCTGCTCGATCTAGTGGCCCGGGACTACTCATGCCAAACACCATTGCCGGAACATCTCTTCTGGCCGACGAAGTAGAAGTTCCTCTGAATTCGTCTCTTATCAATCCTTGTTCTTTAAATCTATTTGCGATAGGATGAACCCCCCTAGGAATCTTATCAATTTCCAAAGATTTATCCATTTCGTTAGCTTTTCTATTGTGTTCGGCAACAGGCAAGGGATGCTCGGCCTGATCATAATCGCTAGATGCATTATAATTCTTAGATCCGCCAATAGCAGGAATCATATGATTTATAAATTTATCTTGGATACAGGCCATCCAATACCCAGCAGCCGGATCTCCGGCAATAAAGATAACAATGCCAGTTACTCCTACATCAGGAGGGACTCCCCAAAATCCATAACTTTTTTGACTGTCGTCATGTGTTACATTTTTACCTTGAAACTCGTAGGCAGTTGCGCCGTAAAACGGACTAGCATACCTAACTACATAAGTTTGCGTTTCGTCAGCTATTTGGTTACCGGATTCTCGAAGTAAGGATACTTCAATGCCTCCTTGATATTGAGGATCAACATGACTAACAATCTTTGCCATATAAGGTGCCGTTCCTAGTGTGCCCTTACTAGCAATTTTATTATCAACACGCGAATCTATTGTCATTATAATCCTTAATTTTTATACAGTGTATTCTTTTCCGGAACTGGTTTATCAACTACTGTCGGAGCTATTTCGCCGTCGCCCTGCAGGTCTTGGGCCGGCATTCTATTGCCTTCTAATTTTTGTGTAAAAAATCCATCTTTCCAAGTATTAATAACCTTATTCATTCTATAAATTCCACTCCAGGGGCTGGGTTCATCGCCGTCCTGAAATTTATATATACCGTTGCCGCCAAACGTATCTAACGGTGTTCTAAATATAACTTCCACAAAAATATCGCGATTTTCATAATTCATAGTACCATCGGCATTAGTCATAGAACCTCCGCCAGTTGGATGTACATTAGGTTGACCGGCTGTTGGTAACCAGTAGGGATCACCTACAATTTCTAGATCTAAATTTATCATGTCGCCGACGTGATTTAAAATGTTCACATAAAATTCGTTGGCAATTTTTTGCGCAGTATCCATACGTCCGGCGCCACCTTGGATGGAAGAATTTCCGGCTCGGGTGTAAGGTTTTGCAGCAGGGGATTTATTTTCTGCGTCACTTTCCGTAACATTGCCTACTGGTTTTCGAGTTCCGTCAGGCTGGCCTGCAACTGACTGTTGAACTCCGGGATTTGTTTGTACACCAGTTTGCTCGGGCTTATTGCCATCAGTTGCAGTATGAAAAAAGTTTTGAATTTCGATATTAAATTTTAACACTTCGGTATTTAGACCAGTATAAATGTAGTAATATCTCTTTGCTACAGAACCACGAATTGCATTTACGCCTTGAGATTTTGATTCTCCGGCAAGATATACCGAATGATGGATTTTAAAAGGCACTATTCTAAAAACATACTCTTTAGCATGTTCCTTAATCGACTTGTCGTATTCTAATAATTTAACATCGATATCTGTTCTCCACCAAACACGATTTCCTTCAGCATCAAGTAGGAATTTTATTTGATGCAGTATCTCTAGCATGACGAGTGTTTATTAATATTCCATCAATTATTGAAGTTAACGCAGTGTCTTTAGAAAATTGTATAGCCTTTTCTCGAGGATTAATACTAACCTTGTCTCTCTGTACTTTACCGTTCGAATTATAAACTTCCCCTGCACGTTTATAATTTTCGGTTCCGCCTGGTGATTCTGCACTAAAGTCAAAATTTCCGCCAGCGCCGTCATTCTCAAACGGATTTTCTCCACCCCAATCGGGTTTAACAAATTCAACAGTATACTTACTAGGAAACTCTTTTTTCTGATCTTTAACTAATTGAGCTTCCCTTTCGTTCATCATTGTCACGAAGCTGTTATTACTATTTCCCAATAATGCTTCCTTTGCACCTTTTGCAACAATCTTTATATCATTTTGCAATGTATTTGATGATGCATTAAAACCTTGATCACCATAGGGTATAGCTTCTACTTTGTATCTACTGCCCGATTCATCAGTGGTCCATCCGCATTTGGATAGTCGAATACAAAACCAATATTGGCCTGCTGTAGAAAATTCAGTAAAAGTATTTTGTCCTACAATGTCTAGTTGTAATACGTAAGGACAATCGTCAAGATAACTAGAATAACCAGCTCCTCGGGCAGCAACTTGTAGAGATTGCAAAAATAATCCCATGCTAAAAGGTTCAAAAATTTCAAAATCAACTTTAATTTGATTTGTATTGCCGGCTGACGAAGTAGGTGTTACATACGTTTCCATTACAATATTGTCAATGAAGAACTCGGGAATTCCGTAGGCAGTAGCAACACGTTTTCCTTCGTATCTTCCGGCGGAACTAAACACAATATTTGTTAAATCTTTTCTATATGCGCCAGAATTAAAGTCTCCTTTTGAAACTGCGGCCATCGACCACAGACAGTTAAACGATGCATAATTATTGAGAATATTTGGCTCGGCCATTCTTATCTCCCAATGGCTGAAAATACTTCAGCTTTTCCGGGACAATATATTGTTACTCCTGGTAGGAAATCGTAAATAGGATCTTTCAATATATTTCTATTTCTAGCAACAAATACCCACCATAATTTCGAAGTACCGTATAAATCATAAGCTAATAGATCTGGCCTATGTTTGTATTGATTTTCTATGACGTATACAGAATCTGAATTATTACTGGGAATCGGTCTATATACCATAGTTTCTAAATATAGATCATTTGCTGGGGTAGATGCCCACGGTGAAGTTTTTGCGTAGTCGGCCATAATTAATATTTGATAACGTTAGAACCTGTTCTATATGCAGAAAGATTAAATGCTCGTTGGGTGTTTCTATTGTATATAACTGCGACAGTAATGTTTACGCTGCTTAATCTCGGCACATAATTACCATCTGCCTCTAAATAATTTACATCATCTTTAAGGTCTACTGAGAAAGATTTGACAACTACTGGTGTATCTGGTAAAATAATAGGATTGCCTGACGATGAATATCCCTTGATTGTACAAATAGGAGGTGGGTTTCCTAGATTATCACTCGATCCATAAAACATTTTAGTTAACGTTCTTCCTAATAGAACCATTTGTAACCATTGTTGTGCATCGTCAACTGTTTCTACTGGCCATTCGCAAGAAATAGAAATATCATCTGTTTGACTATTCTTATATGCTAAAAACAAATAATTAGTGTGTACTAATCCTTCTTCTTTATAATTAGCCTTGTGACTCAATGTCATATTAGGTAATACCGGAAATACGATTTCCCCCATGCCTAGCGGAGCATTAATTCGTACTCGCCAATCTCCAGTTTCTGTCGGTACTGCACGTACTGCTGTTTCTGCCTTGGACCAATCTATGTTACCTACTATAGAGAATGATGGGATGTTAGCTAGTGTTACATCGGGCAAATTAGCAGATCGTGCAGCTTGAATCACATCTCCGGCGGCCTGTGTTAAATTATTAGTTAACGACCCTGGAGATGTGCCGCCCGATACTATGGTCTGTGCTATATTACTCAATGATTGATTTACTGGTAAACTATTAATCTTGGTTAAATTAGACACTAGCGTATCGGTGCCAGCGGATATAGCATTTTGTATTGCACCAGTTTTGTTAGCCAAGGCATTAGCTACGTCATTGGCTTTTTTAGAAACTGCACCGTTTAATGCACTGCCTATTCCGCCCGATATCCTATTAATCGTTTTATCTAACGCTGCTTTAGTGATACCATTATTTAAAATTTGGGCAGCAGGGCCTTTTGGCAACTTGTTTTGTAAAGTTGTCAATGCTTTAGTAGTAGTAGCAGTTACTACATTTTTTACAAATGGATTAATAGATAATGGCATTTTTTTATTCCCTAATGGTATTTATCTTTGGCAAAATGTGCTACTATATATAGTATATAGGGAGTTCCATGACAATGACAACAATACCAAAAGTAAAATATCTTACAAATAAAGACCTACTAAAAGAAATACATCTTAGCAAAAATACCTACTGTTCTTTTACTGACCCGTCATACCACGAATACGATTTGATCTTGCCCGACATAAAAAAACTTAATATTCGTACCATTGCCGAAGCCAAGAGAAATAAAGCAATCAAGTTGGGCAAGGAAGCATATGCAAAGGCGTTAGAAACTGATAAAAAAGCCAGCTTAAAAAACTTTGAGATTGATTATAAAAAAGTATCCAAGCAAGATTTAGTATTTAGAATTATGTCGTTTGAACATATACCGCTTGCGCCGGGGCGCAAAAAAACTCTCAAAAATACAGCCGACAGTCACGATAAGGTAAATTTTCCACCGTTTCAGCACTGGAAATTTGATGAAAATGATAATTTAATTTGTGTAGGCAAAAGTCATTGGAAAGGAGCTCTTAGTACAGGGCAGTTCTCTAAGGATCACGGCCAGATGACTGACAACTTAGCTCGAATGTTCTTAAAACTGTGCGAAAGATACGGCACTCGAAGTAATGTTAGAGGTTATACATACAACGACGAGATGAGAGGACAGGCTGTTCTTCAACTAACACAAATTGGACTACAATTCGATGAGAGTAAATCCGATAATCCCTTTGCTTATTATACTGCTGCTGTTACAAATTCATTCGTGCGCATCATCAACATTGAAAAAACCGAAATCAAAACATTCGAGACGACATTCTGGAAATAAATGGAATGAACCCGTCGTGGACTAGACAAAATAGTGCCGGTGGTAATTTTGGATTTAGCAATGCAGGCGGTGATGATGATTGATTTTTAAAGCCAAAGTGTATAAATAAAACTATACACTTTGGACTAAAATATGTTTATCTACAAAATTAAAAATACTATAAATGGTAAAATTTATATCGGATACGACTCTGATTCTGTAGTTGAGAATAATCGTTGGAAAGATCATTTAAGATCCTATCTTTACGACAAAAGAAAAGTCTTGTACTTTGCTATGAAAAAACACGGCGTTGAAAACTTTTCTGTCGAAGTTGTTGAAGAAGTCGAAACATTTAACGAGCTACTAGATCGAGAAATCTATTATATAGACTCTTTTAAATCTTATCAAAAAGAAATTGGCTATAACAGGACGTTAGGAGGTGACGGCGGGGATACTTTTTCAGTTAGGTCAATTGAAAGTCAAAATCAAACTAGAAAGAAGATGAAAGCAAGTGCCTTAAATTGGTGGGAGAATGTCGATAGTGATTCTCGTAAAGACCTATTAAGGTATTTAAACAGAGAAAAATGGAAGAACTCGTCTCCAGAAGAGAGAAAACTTTTAACACAGCATCTACATACTCAAGAAATTTATCAAGCAAGAGCACAAACTCTAAAAGAATTTTATTCTTCTAATCCTGATATTAAAAAACAAAAAGGCAAAGACATTAAAAAATGGCAAGAGCAAAATTTAGAAAAGGTAAAAGAGCAGAATAGAATAAACTCTGCTAAAGGTGCTGCTAAAGTTTCGAAGAGATTAAAGGTTGAACTTGAGACCGGAGAAGTGTTATACTATCCAAGTAAGAGTGAATTTCAAAGAAAGACTGGTCAGTGGGCCAATATCATTATACAAAAAACTCAACAAGGTGTTTTCTATAATGGCTACAAAATATGGGAAGCATAATGAACACACATTTTTATTTTAAAAAACAATTAGACGACGGTGCTAGAGAAATGTTTTTCTACGGTTTAGAAAATCGTGATCAAACTAACGTCGAAATAAAAAGTCACAAGGGCACACTAGACACATTTCCTACATTGAAGTATATTAGGCATTTGTCCGAGGGAATTCCATTGTTTAAGGAGTCAACAAGTACTTTGGAGATAGTCAGTGAGTAATTTGTTTAAAAAGGTCGCTGCCTTCACCGATATCCATTTCGGTCTAAAGGGCGGAAGTAGAACTCACAATCAAGATTGTGAGGAATTTGTAGAGTGGTTTTGTAGTACTGCTAAAGCTGAAGGTTGCGAAACAGCAATTTTTCTAGGAGATTGGCATCATAATCGAAGCACTACCGATGTGTCGACTATGAACTATACTGTGTCAAACTTAGAAAAACTTAGCAATGCATTTGAAAAAGTATATTTTATTTTAGGAAATCACGATTTGTTTTACAAAGACAAGCGTGAAATTAACTCTATTGAGTTTATGAGACTATTTCCAAACATTATACCTATCAAAGATAGATTTACTCAAGACGACGTAACTATTATGCCTTGGTTAGTTGGGGATGAATGGAAAACTATTCCTAATATTAAAAGCAAATATATATTTGGACACTTGGAGCTTCCGAGCTTTTACATGAATGCAATGGTGCAAATGCCCGATCACGGACAGGTACAAAGTTCACATTTTGCAAATCAAGAATATGTATTCACGGGTCACTTTCATAAACGTCAAAATTCTCGAAATATATGGTATATTGGTAATGCATTTCCTCATAACTATGCCGATGCTGGAGACGACGATCGAGGAATGATGATTTTAGAATGGGGCGGTACTCCGGAATTTAAGTCTTGGCCCAATCAACCTGTTTATCGAACATATAAATTAAGTCAAATAATCGATAGTCCCGATAAATTATTACGTAAAAATATGCACTGTCGTGTAACAATTGACTTGCCTATTAGTTTCGAAGAAGCTAACTTTATTAGAGAAACATTTATTCCTCAATATGATCTAAGAGAATTGATGTTAATTCCGGAAAAAGTTGAAGTAGATTCAACTACTGTTGCTATTGATATTAACTTCGAAAGCGTTGATACAATTGTTATGAATCAGATAAACGCAATCGAAAGCGATAATTTCGACAAGTCATTACTATTAGACATTTATAAAGACCTATGATAAAAATAAAGAATTTAACCGTACGTAATTTTATGAGTGTGGGCAATCAAACTCAGGCTATAGACTTTGACAAGGGGCAACTCACTTTAGTGCTAGGAGAAAACTTAGATCTCGGTGGCGATGATTCGGGTGCAAGAAACGGCACCGGCAAGACTACTATCATTAACGGATTAAGTTATGCAATATACGGCCAGGCATTAACTAACATCAAAAAAGATAATCTTGTTAATAAAATCAACGGCAAAGGTATGCTGTGTACTGTTACCTTTGAAGTAAACGGCGTCGAATATCATATTGAGAGAGGTAGAAAACCCAATGTTCTTAAGTTCTCAGTTAACGGCAAGGAACAGGATCTAGAAACAGACGAAAGCCAAGGTGACAGTCGAGAAACTCAAAAGGCNNTTGAAGAAATTTTCAATATGAGTCACGATATGTTTAAGCATCTAGTGGCTTTGAACACTTATACCGAACCTTTCTTATCGATGAAGGCTGCTGATCAACGTAGTATTATTGAACAACTGTTGGGTATTACGCAATTGAGCGAAAAAGCCGAAAGCATTAAAAGAACAAATTAAAAATCACTAAAGACGCTATTGGTGCAGAGAATACAAAAATTGAAACTATAAAGGCATCTAATGATCGAATTCAACAGAGTATTGAATCATTAGAAAGAAAGCAAAGACTGTGGGAAGAACAACACGAAGTTAATATCACAAATATCGCCAAGGCTATTGACAAACTGTCTCACATCGATATCGATAGTGAAATTGAATCTCATAGAGCCCTTGACGTTTATACTACTAAACGTAGAGAAATTAATAACATTGTTGCATTTATCAATCGAGGTGAATTAGATTCTGCTAGAGAACAAAAATTAATCAATACACTAAAGACAGAAATTACTAGTTTAGAAAATCATACTTGTCATAGCTGCGGACAATCGTTTCATGACGACAAACAGGTTGCATTATTAGAGAAGAAGCGTAAAGAACTACAAGAAACTGCACTGCAAGCTCTGTCTACAAGTTCTCAACTGATAGAACACCAAGATGCGTTGACACAATTAGGTGAGCTAGGCCTATGCCCTGTAGTAACTTATGACAGTCTAGAAGATGCACTCAATCATAAAACAACATTGAGTAGTTTAGAGAGAGATTTAGAAATTAAGGCAGCTGAAACAAATCCTTATAACGATCAAATTGAAGAATTAAAAAATACTGCACTGCAAATAATATCGTGGGATTATGCAAACGAGTTGTCTCGGATTAAAGATCATCAAGAATTCTTATTAAAACTATTGACCAGTAAAGATAGCTTTATCCGCAAACGTATTATTGATCAAAACTTAGCATTTTTAAATCAGAGACTAACCTACTATCTTGATAAAATCGGATTGCCTCATACTGTAGAATTTCAAAATGATCTGTCTGTGATTATTACACAACTTGGTCAAGATTTAGATTTTGATAATCTAAGTCGCGGAGAACGCAATCGATTAATTTTGTCAATGTCTTGGGCATTCCGAGATGTATGGGAAAATCTATATCGTCCAATTAACTTATTATTCATTGATGAATTAGTAGATAGCGGCATGGATGCTAGCGGGGTTGAATCTAGTATTGCTGTATTAAAACGAATGACCAGAGAAAGTAACAAAAATGTCTTTTTAATCAGCCATAGAGACGATTTAACTAGTAGAGTTAATCATGTTCTCAAGGTTATTAAAGAAAACGGATTCACTAGCTACTCAAATGACGTGGAGATTGTTGCTTGAGTACAGAAACTCATGATAAATTGATACAGGCAATACTAGATTATTGCAAGTATCAAGATAAGTTTGAATATAAAGGCGGCGACGAGGCTGGTGTAAGGGCGCGAGTATTATTAAACGACATCAGAAGGCTAACAATTAACAGGCGCAAAGAAATACAAGAAAAAAGAGAGCATAGGCGCAAACTCAGAAATGGTCGGGAAGGCAGGCCTCGTAAGGTAATTAGTAGTAATGAATCATACTAATTTTCTTTTTAACGAGGTCGAATTCAATGACTTGGCATTATCAAGGTAATGAAATCATCGAATTGCCCAATGACTGTGTTGGGTTTGTGTATCTAATTACTAACAATATTAATGGTAAAAAGTACATAGGCAAAAAATTATCAAAGTTTTCTAAAACAACTTACAAAACATTAAGGCTCAAAAACGGCACCAAGAAAAAGAAAAAAATTCGGACCAAAATAGACTCTGATTGGCAAACTTATTACGGATCAAGCACTCATTTAAACAATGATGTAATTACACTAGGCGCATCGAATTTTACCAGAGAAATACTTTATATTTGCACAAGCAAAGCAGNACTAGAGTTATCTAGAGGCTAGAGAACAGTTCGAAGCGAAAAGTTTTGGAAACCGACAACTACTATAACGGTATTATAAACGTTAGAGTAGGTGGTTCAGCAAAACTTAGAGAGGCTTTGCTAGAGCATGACAAAATTAAACTGGAATCGTAAACCTGTAAGAAGTGTAATGAATTCCGAATATTGGACCGATCCTAAAAAAGGATTACGACAAAGGTTGGCACGATAGACAAAAGGCAAAAATCGAACGTAAACAGAGGCTGTTAAATCAAGAAATAGATCTAGGCATACATATAGATCACGATTTAGACATTATTAAACTAGAATTAGGCCCTCACGAAAGTAAACTTATCTGCATTACCTGCAAAAACAAATTCATACGTTGGCTTCCTAAAGGCATATTTTAATCTAACACCTAAGGTTTGCGGGCCAGTTTGTAATACCGCTGTGGAAAAACCGGGGCATAAACCGGACACGTAACATATTAAAGCACCCCCGTCGAGGAATTCGACTATCCTGAAAAATGGAAGAGGGTTAGAGGATGAGAACAGTGATGTCCAACGCTTTGATATAGTATGATTGTTAGCATACGAAAAACCGTGCTGTAAAAACGTAGACAACAAGGAACGAGGTCTACGGCGCTTTTAGCGATGTCGATGTAGGTTGGGAACGATCAGAGCCCATCAGTATACGGTAAAATACCTATTTCTAATGTCTCGGCCGTGTGCGACTCACATGAAAAAAGACTAGATGGAACCTGTAAAAGGTTCCGTCTGACCGAAACAATCTACATGAATTTTAAACGCTTTGCGTTATATTCCATAGTTAAAAAGAAAAAAATGTGTTGAGCGAAGCGATAACACAAACGAGCGTAAGCTCGTTTTTAAAATAAATAAGTAATAAGCCTTACTCCTTAAGAATAATTATGAAACTAACAAACTTATTAGAAGATAACTCGATGTTGTTCGAGCAACATATGAATAAATCACAAAAAATTCTCTCTGAATCTTGTGATGGACTTAATGCCCTACAAAGATCTATTGTAGAAGGCATATATAATGATCTCAAACCTCTTATTGAAGCTTCACTAAGTGCTGATCAAATTCAGCAATTATTCAAGGGAGTAGAACAAAATGTATCAGCTACTGGTAATAACAGAACATTATTAGGCAAGGGTAAGGATGTTGCTGGCAAAGGTATAGAAGTTACTAAGCAGGCCAACGAAATGATCAATAAAGTAGGTCGCTGGTTACAAAATACTACACCAGTTAAGGCATTTGATCAAAAGTTTGAAAAATTAAAAAACGACATTAATACAAAGTTTCCAGATAGCAAAATCCTTGACGGTATTAGTAATTTAGGAGTGTTGGCCAAAGAGAATCCCGGCAAGACTGCGGCTATTGTAGGTATTCTTACTGCATTAGCATCTTTAGCAGGGGGCCCAATCGGGGGTGCTATTGCCGGCCAGGTATTGCGAGGAACTGTTGAATTACTTAAAGGTGAAAAGTTATCAACTGCCATTGGTAAAGGTTTAAAGACAGCAGCATTGGGTTTTATATCGGGCAAGGCATTTGAAATGTTGGGAGACTGGGTTGGTGGATTTAGAGAACAGTCAATACCTTTTGGTTCCGACGATGTCGGTCTTGAACAGATCAGTTGGCAAGCTCAAAAAACTATGGCAGCACCTGGTATGGAATGGACTCAAACTACACAAGGATTCAATGCACTGGTTCGGCCCGAAGAAGCCGAAGCTATTAGAACCGCGGTAGCAGGAATACAAAACGGAGATGCAAGTGCCTTTGACAGTCTATTGGCTGTGGCAAGAGAAGTTAATTCTAAGGACTATAAAGCTGGATTAGATGAAATGGTCAAGGGTGCCTGGGAAGCTACTAAGGATAACGACAGTATATTGCAATGGATTAACGGAATTAAAGATGGAGTTTCGGCTGCTGCACAAGGTGGAGTTGCTGCGGCTGGAGTTGCAGCCGATGGTAAGTCAGCTGCAAAAGAAAGTATTCAAAATAAAAACAAGCCGTTGAGTGAAGGTCAAGTATATCTAATATTTGATAAAATTTGTGTTAAGAATAATACAATGCTAAGTGAAGGACTGCTGTTCGAAGCAGGGGATTCGGCAGCTCCTAAGGTCAGTGCCTGGGATAAAATTAAATCTAAAGCTAGCGACATTGGAAAAAATCTAACAACCAAAGTTAACTGCAAATAAATTAGCAATCGGCATGGAAGTCAGCAGGATCACCAACTGATAGTACAGAACTTTACAAACTTCTTGAACTAAACAAGGCGTTAATCCAGAGGTTATTAATAAAACTTATAGTGATATGAAGTTACAATCTCCGAAGGCTGCACCTGCCGAACACCCGAATCGCTGCTAAAGCTGCATCTCCTGCTGGTACTGACCAACCTAAAGCTGCATCGACTACAGAACCTGCTAAGCCTACCGCCGGATCAGATCAATCCGCTGAGCCAGCAACAGTGTCATACGCTCAGATTAAGGCCGATCTGGGAAAATTAGACAAGAAAAATAAACAGAGATTGGTTACGTATTTGGAAAAACAATTAGGAACAGCACAATGAAATTTACTGAAATATTAAATGAGGGGCAATTGTCTGAAGCCAAACCTAGATCTAAAGGTGCTGATGCATTTGGACAGATGGCTCGCAGTGTAACGGGTGATAAACCAAATACAATGGCAAATACTCCGGCTAGCGCAACTAATACGCCAAAGCCTGGAAACCCCAATGTTCCTACATTTGGTAAAGGCACTGCAATGCCTACGAAACCTTTTCAGGTTCCCGGGGCTGGAACTAAACCAACGCCAACATCAACCAGTCCGGCTAAGCCCGAAGTTCCTGCAACTGCACCAGAAAAATCAGAAGTTCCTGCAACTGCACCGACACCTGATAGTTTGAAGCAAGCAGCTAGTCAACCCGATACCGCACCAACTCCGGATGCAGGTGAGAAACCTGGACTTATGTATAAAATGGGTAAAGGCATTGGAGACTTTGGTCGAGGATTTAAAATTGGATATGGAGGTAGGATGCCAACAGATGCCGACGAAATGCCCGACGAAGCACCGGCTTCGGCTGGCGGAACTGCCGATAAGAATGCTGCTCCAATAGAAAAAACAACTTCTGACTACGCAAGAATTAAAAGTAACATTGACAAACTAGACAACAGAAGTAAACGACAGTTGTTGACTAATCTAAAAAAAGAATTAGGCATTACATCTACGTCAATTACTACACCTGTTCCTGCAAAAGCTGGTAAGGATGCGTTTGGGGCAATGGCATCACAACTAACAGGTAAACCGTCGGCAGTGCCATCAAGTACTGGTGGCCAAACTACTAAAACACCGACTGGAGTACAACATCAAGCAAAGCCTCTGACTCCTGTTGCGACAGCTACTAAGAAAACTGGAGGAAAGGTCCCGGGAGTAGTTAGTCAAACACCTAATGCTATTAGAAAAAGAAAAGCAAGAGCTGCTAAACCTATTCAAAAATCAAGTTATGAAAATACAGACAGTGCAATTGTTGAAGGATTTAGCTTATACAGGAAGCAGCTATGAGATTAAATGAATTATTGATTGAAGAACCAGTGCAGCCCGCTCAATCAGGACAACCTGCGAAATCTAGTTTTATGGACAAAACTTTATCCGGAGCAGCTAAAGTTGCTGGAGCTATAGACTCTACTACAAATTTTGCCAAGGGTGTTCAAGATAAAATAAAAAATCTAGGAAGCACTCCGGACCCGTTTTCAATAATTAGTAAGCAGCAAGTTCGCAGTATGTTAAACAAGATTATAAAACAAGAACAGCTAACTCCTCAAGAAATAGCCGATCTTCGAAAGTTTAATGAAAATCTTTAAAAGAACGGCAATCCACTTTTCTTAGTTGTTTCTAAATTGTCTTTAATAATCTCAGATACAATTGTGCGCTCTTCAGCACTAAGATTTATTCCCTCGGCATATGATAATCCTCGCATATACCAACAGAGTTTAAAAATCTCTTTTTTTATTTCTCGGCTTTCTTTATCAAGGCTCTCAGATAGTTCTAAGATCTCTGGGACCGAGAGCCTCAGGATCTTACTGCGAAAAAACTAGCTTGATCCAATTCCACGGGCATGACAAACTCGTGCTGACAATGTACACACGTTACATCTTGATTGCCTATTTCCATTTGCTCTTTCATTTTAAAAATGTGATTTGCAATAGAATCAAAAATTTCTTTGGGCGAATTGTGAATGAATTCACTAATGTCTCGATGATCTGTAGTATCTCCGTCCGGAGTTGTAATTTTCCAAACACAGTCAGCTAATGTATCAACGGTTAGCTCAGTTAGTTTTACAAAACTTTGACTAAATCTTTCAATTTTATCCTCGTCGGATATTGTTTCGTCATTAACAATTGACAATATTCTTTGTTGTTCAAATGTTTTTAATCCAGTTTTTGTTAGTTCTTTGTATGAATAAGGTCGAACATGAACTGTCAACGGCCCTGCCACTATTTCAGTTTCAAATTTAAAACTTCTAATTTTATCTAACCAGCTGACTAGATTAACATCAAACGTGCTTTCTTCAGTGCAACTGGGGCAATCAACAGAAACTTCCATTTTATCGCCATACGTTGCAATTCGAATAGCCAACAATGCAGCATCTAAATCGATACTGGGCATTGCCCAAGGATTTATAATGGCAGGAATACAACTTTTAATAACTTCTACAGTGCTTTGCCCACTCATCAAAGCGTCTGGAGTTTTTAACATCAGTTCGTCTTTGGCAGTCATTGCATAAACTGCATACTCATCATTGGTGCTTTTATCCAAGGCCCCATCGGCATAGAACTCGCCGCCACTGGGTAAATGAATATAAATTTTTGGCTGGCGGAACCATTGAGATAACGGGTTAACTCTTTTTGGTTGGTTCGATTGTTGGTCCATGGGAAATCTCCAATAAATAATAATGTACCAAGTTATTTATAATAGCATATAATCAGGAAAAATAAATGGCAGTAGAAATTGATCTCAGCGGTTCTAGTATTCCCGGTCTCCCTAAAAAAATGGAGATTAAAAATGCTGCCGAAGAAGCAACACTTAAAGAACTGTTAAAAGTTTTAGAAGCAAGTCGAAAGATAGCGGAAAAAACTCAACAGAGTATTAATAAACTTGCCGGAGAACAGAAAAAAACATCAAAAGATAGTAACAACAGCGGCGGCAGCGGCGGCGGAACATCTAAGGTAGACAAACAAGCTGCCGCCGCAACAATGCAAAATGCTAAAGCTCAGAATGCTGCGGCCAAATCAACTTCAGCCGCAGCTAGGGCAACCTCGACTGCATCAAAAGCTGCGGTATCAAATGCAAAAGCTTCAGCTTCGATGGGAGTTAGTATGCTCAAAGCTGGCGGTGCAGTAGGTTTACTTGCCGGTTCAGTTGTTCGAGCAGCTAGTTTGATAAGTGATCTCGGAGGCACAATTGCCGGTATGGCTAGCGGATTGTCGCAAGTGGGCGACAGCATGTCCAATGCTTCACGAGAGTTAGGTAATATTCCTTTAGTTGGAACATTTTTAGCCAAAACATTAGGAGCAGTTGCCGATAATGCAGAGCGTGTATATGGAGAATATACTAAACTTGCTAGCGTAGGTGCAACTTTTGGTGGCAGCATGACCAATATGATTAGAGCTGCATCGGGTGCTGGCCTAACCATGGAACAATTTAATGCTATTTTAAAAAATAATTCAGAAGCATTAATATATTTAGGTGGAACAACTGAGTCTGGAGCTAAACAATTTGCTGCTCTTGGTAAAGCAATGAAACAGAGTCAGGTAGGTAATGAGCTACTACGTATGGGATTTACCACAGAGCAAGTTAATGACGGAATGGCTTCATATGTAAACATAATGGGTCGTACTGGGGCTTTGCAAAATATGACCACACAGCAAATTGCTCAAGGTAGCGCAGAGTACTTAAAAGATTTAGATGCATTAGCAAAGATTACTGGAGAAGAACGAGCAGCAAAACAAAAAGAAAGAGAAGCATTATTAAAAGATGCACAGTTCCGTGCTCGAATGGCTACGCTATCAGAAGATCAGCAACGAGAAATAGGAAACTTAATTCAAAGTGTTCCTAAAGAACATCAGGCTGCTGTTAAAGATATGGTTACTACTGGTAGAGTAACTTCTCAAGAAGCTGCAAGATTTGCTGCTATGATGCCACAGGCTGCTCAGAATTTCATAGGAGTTGGACAAGCATTAAATCGTGGTGAAAAACTTACTAAAGGTAGCATGGACCGAGTTAGGGATGCTTATATTGATGAAGCAAAATACTCACTAAAACGAAATCAAAATTTATTAATTAACAGCCGACAATTCGATAACGAAACTATCGGTATGGCTGAGGCAGCTAACAGGACTAAGGGTGCATTTGCACAGGCTGCTGCCGAACAAGAGAAAACAAATAAAGCAGCCGGCGATGTTGAGAAAATTGCCAAATTTAAACAACAGATTGCAGAAACTGGGAATAAGTTTACTGAAGCATTAATGAATACCGGTGCATTAGATACACTGCTAACTACATTTCAAGGTCTTGCAAATTTTACATCTACTTTCTTAATGCCGATATTCAACGGATTAATGGTGGGCGTAGGAGCAGTTGTTAATATACTAGGTTCCGTACTATCTCCTATATTTTCTACATTAGGACTGGTTGCCGACGGTTTAGTGTCAATATTTACATTTCTTAAACCAGTACTGGACATTGCAGTTGATGCATTTAGTATTGTGGGTAAAGTATTGGGAGTAGTACTAGTTCCAATTCTCGGAGTACTAGCAGCCGCATTTTTAGCAACTACTGCGCCAATAACAGCAACAGTATTGGGTCTTGGATTATTAGTAGGCGCTTTTAAAAATGGTATCGGGGGTATAACTGGCTATTTTGAAAAATTTGGAATGATGATTGGAGATGTTATTGATAAAGTGTTGTCGGTATTGCCAAAAATGTTAGGTGGCATTAGTAAAGAAGAAGCCGAACAACGAAAATCATTGAGAGATTCAAGAAGGAAAGAAATAGACGAAAAACAAAATTCCGCAGCAGCAACTGAAAAAGAAGTCAAAGCTAAAAAAGATAATAAGAAAGCTACGGAAGAAGAATCAGAAGCTAAAAAGAATAGCAGTAAAGTTGATAAAAAGCCCGAGAAAACAGAAGAAACAAAACCAAAAGGACCCGCTAGGCAAACAACTGATCAGTTTGGACGTCCTGGGGCCGATGCATATGCTAAACAGCTGGAAAAAACTAGCCAGCAAGTATGGGCCCAACAGGGAATTAAAAATAATAAACCAACTGAAACTGCCGGAAGTAAATCTTCTCCTTTGGAAAAACCGCAATTTTGGTCAAACATTTTTGATAAAAATTTAGAAACTCCTGACATAACATCTAATACTGTTAAGATGGGGGAAGAGTTAGATGCAGTAGCTACGAGTTTAAAGAACTTAAAAGAAAAAGGATTTAAACCATTTACAAGCGAATTACTACAGTTTACTGACGAATTAGGCGATGATGAACTCTTTGACGCAATTGAAGATTCAGCTAGAAAAATAGGAAGAATTGCAACTCCGTCTGTCGGAAGAATGGGATTACCATTTCCGAGTGCTGGTGGTGGCTCAAGTGCCGGTGGTAGTGGCGGTGGTGGCTCGAGTGCCGGAGGTAGTGGCGGTGGTGGCTCGAGTGCCGGAGGTAGTGGCGGTGGTGGCTCAAGTGCCGGTGGCGGCAGCGGAGTAGGCGGTGGATCTAGATCTGCAGGAGGAAAATCTGGTGCTGGCGGAGGATCTGAGCCAAGGCCAAGATTTGGAGGAGAAGGGTCGGGTAGCGGTCAGAGATCGATGGATAATAAACAATCTGCTACTGGATTTGTAGAAGGTAATCCATCGGGCGATAATCCTATTAAAAATGTAATTGAAGCCGGTGCCGGATATAACATCGTAGAACGACCTAGCGGCGCACAAGAAAAGATGGTAGGTGCAAGAAATTGGAGAAATAATAATCCTGGTAATATCGAAAATGGAAGTTTTGCTAAGGGATTTGGATCGTTAGGCGGTGATCCTAGGTTTGCTATCTTTCCAGACTTTCAATCAGGGCGAAAAGCTAAAAGTAAATTAATTTTTGATGGTAAAAATTATAAAGATTTAGATCTTAAAGCAGCCATAGCAAGATATGCGACCGCCTAGCGAAAATAATACTACTATGTATCAAAACGCAGTGTTACAGGCTGTAGGTGGTCAAAATAAACGCATGGCAGAATATTCAGAATCCGAAAGAAATTCTATTATGAATGCCATGGAAAAAGTTGAAGGATTTAAAGTCGGAAAAACTATTTCAATGAGTGCATCCGTTTCACCTAAAGGTGGTGCAACACAAATGCCAAAGATGGCTGCTGGCGGCATTACTTCTGGACCAAGCATAGCTGGAGAAGCAGGGGCCGAAGCAGTGGTTCCATTGCCAGACGGTAGGGCAATTCCGGTGTCGATAGTTAGCGGATCTGTAGGTAAAGATCAAACTGCGATGATAGAGCTGTTATCGGCGTTAAATAGTAAGATGGAACAATTAATCTTTATTAACGGAGCTATTGCAGACCTAAACAACAGTCAGCTCAGAGTTCAAAAGAATATGAAGAATCCCGAGCTTCTAGGATAAGAATAATTATGAGTTGGAAAAAGTACTTTACCCCAGTTAGTGTTAATAATCAATCTAAATCATTTAGTACATTAGGTAGCGGATCTCAACCCGGTCCTGCAAGAGCAAATTATTCGAGCTTTTTGCCCGATGTATATGCTGGAAGTCCTAATCGTATTGATAGATATATGCAGTACGATACCATGGATATGGACAGTGAAGTTAATGCAGCATTGGACATACTTACTGAATTTTGTACTCAGAAAGATAAAGAAAACGGAACACCATTTCATGTATTTTTTCGAGGACATCCTACATCTACAGAAGTTAAGCTTATTAAAGAAAGTTTACAAAAGTGGACTAAACAGCAACAATTTGAGACTAGAATTTTTCGAATTGTTCGTAATGCATTCAAATACGGCGATTGTTTCTTTGTTAGGGATCCAGAAACTAAATTATGGTTGTATGTCGATCCAGCTAAAGTTTCGAAAATCATTGTAAACGAATCAACTGGTAAGATTCCCGAACAATATGTTATTAGAGATATCAACTTTAACTTTAAAGAGATGGTTGCAGTAACGCCACACGGTACTACTAACACAGCACCTAGCGGAACAAGTTCATATACCAGTGGCGGAAGTTTTGGTCGGGGCATGGTTGGAGCAACATCTCAACCAACTGGTACTAGATTTCACAATCAATCTAACGAAATTACAGTTGATGCTAAAAATGTTGTACACATTAGTCTAAGTGAAGGACTTGATAATAACTACCCTTTTGGTAATTCATTGCTAGAATCAGTATTCAAAGTATACAAACAAAAAGAATTATTAGAAGATGCGATTATTATCTATCGTATTCAACGTGCTCCAGAACGCCGTATTTTTTATGTAGACGTAGGTAACATGCCAGCACACATGGCCATGAGCTTTGTTGAGCGTGTTAAAAACGAAATCCAACAGCGCCGTATTCCTAGTTCAACAGGTGGCGGCCAAAACATGATCGATGCCAGTTATAATCCGTTGAGTGCAAACGAAGATTATTTCTTCCCTCAAACAGCCGAAGGCCGTGGATCTAAAGTTGACACACTTCCAGGTGGCACAAACCTAGGTGAAATTACCGATTTACGATATTTCACAAATAAATTATTTCGTGCATTACGTATACCTGCAAGCTATTTGCCTACGGCAATTGATGAGCAACCAAATACAATGGCTGACGGTAAAGTAGGAACAGCATATATTCAAGAATTAAGATTTAATGAATACTGTAAGCGACTACAGGCCGGTATTATTGAAACATTTGATGTAGAATTTAAACTTTGGTTATCGGCCAATGGTATTAATATTGACAGCAGTATATTTGAATTAAAATTCAATAGTCCTCAGAACTTTGCAGCATACAGACAAGCTGAATTAGATACTCAAAGAGTTAGTATATTTGGACAGTTACAAGAAATTCCGTATCTCAGCAAGAGATTTGCTATGAAACGATTCTTAGGAATGACTCAGGAAGAAATTACTGAAAACGAGCGTATGTGGCAAGAAGAAAACGGTAACAACTTAAAACCTGTAACTGATGCAGGAACATCGATGCGGGGTATTGGAGTAAGTCCTGGAGCAATCGGTAATGAAATGGCTGATCAAACAGCAGAAGCGCCGGCTGATATGGCCAGTGCTGCCGAACAAGGCGCAGCAGCCGACACCGCTCCTATGGAACCACCAGCTTAAGGATAAATAACTGATATGTTGCTAATAGAATTTATGCATGTCAAAGATAGTACTGGTGAATTTGGAAAAGATCACCGGTATTCTCCCGAACGTGATCAATCCGTTTTAAAAAAATCTGATAAAAGAAAACTCAGATTAACTCTACGTCAAATTAATCAGTTAAGAAGACAATCAGAAGCTCACGAATTTGAACACGAATCAGAATTGGGATTTATTAGGCAAATGTATGGACAACCAGCTCAAGCAGCAGTCACGGAATAATATTGCATTTGTCCTTGGCAACGGCCGCAGTAGACTAAACGCAGATCTGAATATACTGAAAGCTTATGGTACCATTTACGGATGCAATGCTCTTTACAGAGAGTTTGAACCTGATCATTTAATTGCAGTTGATGTTAAGATGGTTAACGAAATTATAGCATCCGGATATCATCGTACACATTCAGTTTGGACCAATCCTAATAAAGGTGTTAGTACTAAAAATAATGTAAATTTTTTTAGTCCCCACAAAGGTTGGAGTTCAGGACCCACTGCACTTTATTTTGCCGCGCAACAAGGTTATAAGAAAATCTATATTTTAGGATTTGATTATCAGGGCCTTGCCGGTAAATTTAATAATGTCTATGCCGACACTTTTAACTATAAAAAAAGTTCTGATGCAGCAACCTTTCACGGTAACTGGTTAAGTCAAACTGATAAAGTTATAAAAGAATATAAATCTATCAAGTTTTATAGAGTAGTTGAAGATGTAAATGCATTTGTACCAGATATATTATCAACTAATCATACTAATCTTCAACATATTAATTATTCGGAATTTATGGGAACATTTCAGTCGACTGATATTTACTTAGACAAAATCAATCAAAAAACTACCATTTAACACCGGTTTATTATAATAGCATTAAATATATCAACAGCCTAACCATCTTGAAGGAGAATACATCATGGCAGCAAAAAATAGTTTGATCGAGCAGATGCTCGAACATTTAGTAAATGACGAACAGCAAAAAGCTGAAGAATTGTTCCACGAGTACGTGGTTAAACAATCTCGTGAAATTTATGAAACATTAATCGAGTCAGAGATGACCGATGACGACGAAGAAGAACAAAAGAAAAAAGAAGACGAAGTAGAAGAAGGTTTCGAAGACTTTGCTGCTGAAGCAGATGACGAAATGGACTTAGATAGTGAAGATCCAACAGACGATTTAGCTGACAAGCTAGGCGGCGATAACGACATGGATATCGGCGACGAAGGCGAGGAGTCTGATGAAGAGCAATTATTTCAAGACTTAGAAGCTATTGTAGACGAGCTACAAGCCAAATTTGACGAATTAAAAGGCGACGACATGGGCGACGACATGGGCGACGACATGGGCGACATGGACGACGACATGCCAATGAAAGACGATTTTGAATTAGAGACAGTTCGTGAGTATGTTGAAAAAGTTCCAAGTGGTCATGGCGCAGAAAAAAAAGGTCAAGCTGAAAAAGCCGACGGATCCGCAGGCGGATTGAAGTTCAGCAAGAACGACATGGGCGGCACATCGAGCAATATCCTAAGTGGTCGTAATGGCGCCGATTCTGTCGAAGCTAATCAAGGACAATTAAAGGGAAATGGTTTGCTAAAAGGCAATCCACAAGATATGAAGACCGGTAACATCAATGTCCCAGGCGGAAAAGCTGGTGGTGCTTTCTCTAAGAAAGAGCCAGGACACGGTGCTGAGAAGAAAGGTGCAGCCGAAGGCAGCACAGACGGTCAAAGCCTTTTCCGTGGTCGTAGATAATAGGACAACATGGTGAAAACTACCCTCAGTGAACAATTGAGTTTTGACCAGGCTAAGATTGTCTTGGAGCGTGATGAAGGTGCCGATGGCAAAAAGTCATTGCACTTAAACGGGATTTGCATTCAAGGAGACATCCGAAATGCAAATCAGCGTGTTTATTCTTCTCAAGAAATTGGCAGGGCTGTCAAGACGCTCAATGAACAGATCTCTGGCGGATACTCAGTTTGCGGAGAGTTAGATCATCCTCAGGATTTAAAAATCAATCTAGATCGAGTTAGTCATATAATTACCAAGATGTGGATGGATGGTCCTAACGGCTACGGAAAACTTAAAATCATCCCAACTCCAATGGGTCAGTTAGTTCAGACCATGTTAGAGTCGGGAGTAAAACTAGGTGTATCGAGTAGAGGCTCAGGCGAAGTTGATGGCAGTGGCAATGTACAAGGTTTTGAAATTATAACCGTTGATATTGTTGCCCAACCCAGTGCCCCGGGAGCATATCCTACACCAGTATACGAACATCTTATGAATAATAAAGGTGGATACCAGGCATTAAAAGTAGCAGCAGAAGTAAAAGGCGACACTAAGGCACAAAAATATATAGCAGAGAGTCTGGTGAGAATCATCAGAGGTCTCAAATAATAAGGAGAATCACATGCTAGATATCGTTAAACAACTATTTGAAAACAATGTGATTTCCGAAGAAATTAAATCGGAAATTGAATCCGCTTGGGAAAGCAGAATTCAAGAAAACCGTGAACAAGTCACAGAAGAATTACGTGAGCAGCTAACAGCTACTCTTCGTGAAGAATTCGCACAGAAATACGAACACGACAAGTCCGCAATGGTCGAAGCTGTAGAATCTATGTTAACTGATCGCTTACAAGCAGAGTTAAAAGAATTTGCAGAAGACCGTCAAGGTTTGATCGAGGCTCGTGCAAAGTATGTAGCAAAGATGAAAGATGATACCGAAGCAATGGAATCGTTTGTTCTTCAGAACCTACAGAAAGAATTGTCCGAACTACACGAAGATCGCAAATCAGTTGCAAGCAACATGGCCAAATTAGAATCTTTCATCGTTGATTCTTTAGCAAAAGAAATTGCTGAATTCCATAGCGATAAGAAAGACCTAGCTGAAACTAAGGTACGCTTAGTTAAAGAAAGCCGTGAGAAATTCGATGCTTTGAAGAAAGGCTTCATTACTAAGAGCGCAGCAATTGTCGAATCTGCTGTTAAATCCGGTCTAACCCGCGAAATGACACAGCTACGTGAAGACATTGAAGCATCTCGTAAAAATGACTTTGGTCGCAGAATTTTTGAATCTTTCGTAAGCGAATATGCAGCCAGCTATCTCAATGAGAAATCAGAGACAGTTAAACTTCAGAAGATGCTTCAGCAAAAAGAAGCTGAATTGCATGAAGCTGCACAGATTGTTGCAAATACACAAAAATTGGTAGAATCCAGAGAAACACAATTACGGGTTGCCAAGGATCTTGCTGAACGCAAGGAAATTATGGGTGAATTATTAGGACCGTTAAGTGGCGAAAAGCGCACAGTCATGCGAGAGCTACTAGAATCTGTTCAAACAACCAGATTACACTCGGCCTATGATAAGTACCTACCAGCTGTACTTGATGGACATAACTCTATTAAGAGAAAAGAAACTCTAACAGAGTCTAAACAAGAAGTAAGCAAAGAAATTACAGGCAATAAACAGGCACATATCACGAGCAGTGAAGAAAAAACTGCTGAAATATTTGACATCCGCAGGCTTGCGGGACTAAAAGTTTAAGGAGAACAAAAATGTCACAATTACTCGAGTCGCGCTGGTCGGAGACCAAAGACGCTCTATTAGAAGGTCTACAAGGTAACAAGCGTACAGTAATGGCAACAACTCTAGAGAATACCCGCAAGTATCTCGCAGAAAGTGCCACCGCTGGTGCTACATCCGCTGGCAACGTTGCAACGCTTAACCGCGTTATTCTACCCGTCATCAGACGTGTAATGCCAACCGTTATTGCTAACGAATTGGTCGGTGTCCAGCCTATGACTGGCCCAATTGGTCAGATTCATACTCTACGTGTTCGTTATTCGGACAGTTTCGACAGTGCCAACGGTACTGACGTTACAGCCGGTGAAGAAGCACTAAGTCCATTTAAGATTGCTGAAGGTTATTCTGGTGCAACTAACGACAAAGCAGCTAGCACAGCTAGCCTAGAAGGTCGTGCTGGAAACAGAATGAGCATTCAAATCTTGAAGCAAACAGTTGAAGCTAAGACTCGTAAGTTAAGCGCACGCTGGACTTTCGAAGCTGCTCAAGATGCACAAGCCCAACAAGGTATTGACATCGAAGCAGAAATCATGGCTGCTCTTGCTCAAGAAATTACTGCTGAAATCGATCAAGAAGTTCTAGCTTCTTTGAGCACATTGGCTGGTACTGCTGCATTGACATATGATCAGAGCGCTGTTTCTGGTACTGCTACATTCGTTGGTGACGAACACGCTGCTCTAGCTGTTCAAATCAATCGTGTTAGTAACTTGATTGCTCAGCGTACACGTCGTGGCGCAGGTAACTATGCCGTTGTTTCTCCAACAGTATTGACCTTGCTACAAAGTGCTACAACAAGTGCATTTGCTCGCACTACAGAAGGTACTTTCGAAGCTCCTACAAACACTAAGTTTGTTGGTACATTGAACAGTGCAATGAAGATCTATGTAAACGGTTATGCAACATCCGACGATGTTCTAATTGGTTACAAAGGTTCTAGCGAATCCGATGCTCCAGCATTCTACTGCCCATACATTCCATTGATGAGCAGCGGTGTTGTTCTTGATCCATCAACATTCGAACCAGTCGTATCGTTTATGACACGTTATGGTTATGTTGAATTGACTAACACAGCATCCAGCTTAGGTAATGCAGCTGACTACCTAGGTAAAGTTGCAGTTACTTCTGCTAACTTACGTTTCGCTTAATTGTAAAAACGTTAAAAACCAAAAAGGACCTTCGGGTCCTTTTGTTTGACTTAAATATCTATATGCAAATACATTCTGAAAAAGATTTTCAAGGATTACGAGATCAATTTAGTCAATGGCGTAAAAGATTTCCTATGTTCAAACATGATGTACAACAAATTGAACATATTATAAACACTCATATACAATCTACACAGCAGGTTAATGGTCTTGCATCGACAAACACACAATCGTAGCTATTTAGAAAAGGTCACAACTAGAAATTGATGCGATCAATAGAGTCATACTAACTGTNGTAGAAANNCGAGTTAATGTCGTTACTCAGTCGCGGATAAATAAAGTATCTAGAATGATTTATGCAGAATCCCTCTGTGTAGACCTAGAACGTCAAATTAAGGAGAAACAAATGGGACGTCCATTAAGAAAAGATGTATTTGGTACCGATGTTATCGGTACAGGAGCAGCAACAGCGACTGGAGTTAGAGTTGATTTTTATGATGCTTCATTAAGAACTGACGGTGTTATTTTAAAGCAACGTGGCGCAAAAACTTTTCGAGTTTGCCAAGTTGGAAACATCGGGACTACTTCTACTTATGTAACAGCAGTGTTAGTATCAGGAGAACCTGCCGCCTACGGACAAATGAGAATTCAAGGGTATGTTGGAGGTAATGGCGTTAATAATCTTAAAGCCATTGCAAAAATTACTAAACGTGTTGCTACCGACTTTAACGGTGTTCGATATACTTGGTTCTTGGAAAACGATTCTTCCGCAGATTATATTGTATTAACAGCTATTGTTTAATTAGGAAAAGACCATGGGACAGGTAGTTCAAGTCAACGGCGACTATACAATTAAAACAAATGAGGGAGGAACTATTCTCCTAAATACAGGTAATAATATCGGATTTGTTCGAGTTACCGGCAGTTTGTTAGTCGACGGCGATACATTAACTGTCTCAGCTGAGAACCTTAATGTAAAAGACAATATAATTACTCTTAATTTCGGAGAGACTGGTGCCGGGGTATCGTTAGATTATTCCGGTATTCAGATTGATAGAGGTACATCATCTAAAGCTTCCCTATTATTTGACGAAGCTGGAGACACTTGGTTACTGGCCGAGGGCGGCCCAGCACCATTAGTTCCTTTTAATTATACAAACAGTAATTTAAGATTAAGAAAAATCCTAACTGATTCAGGGACCGACACAGGCGACCTTACGCTTATTGGATTTGGTGCCGGTGTTGTAAAAGTTTCAGGTACAACTAATTACGAACAACAAGTAACAGACGATGACGATATTCCTAATAAAAGATATGTAGATGACGCAATTATTGCAAATCCGTCTTTTCAAATTGTACGTAGTGATACTAGAGTTACTGCATTCGATCCAGTAGGCAATCCACTAGATATCTCATTTTTTCCAATTGGACCTTATGTAAATAATCCTCCACAAAGTGAAATTGCAGTAATTGTAAACAATCGTCGAGTTGCTCTATTCACAGAGAATCAAGTCGAGGTTCGTGGATTATCGATTATCTGGGAAGACAATAAAGGTGCGGATATTAGCGGCTTTCCGGGCCTCGGATGCAATAACTCTCCAAGCAACAAATACTAATACAAATATTAAATTAGAAACAAACGGTACTGGAAAAGTACAGATTACTTATGCTATGCAATTTGACAATGCAGGGATATCTCCAGCGGCCGTTACAAATACTACGGTTGCTTATGCAGGACCAGTTGCTGCTGGAACCAGTGGATTGTATATAGTAAACGATAATTATAGAGACGAGCTAGTAACAAAAGGCAGAGCTTTATTGTTTAGCATGATTTTTTAAGAGATTAAAATGGCCATTTCAAATACAAGATTAACATCAACTAATCCGCCGACTACTGTTTATAGTAGTAGCGGAAATAATGCAATTACAACAATTATAGTATGCAATACTGGTGCAGTTGATTTAACAGACGAGACTTTTAACGCAAGTAATTTAACATTATATTTTGTTCCAAATTTAGGTAGTGCAACTGACGGAACTACTGTGGTAAAAAATCTAACTATACCTGCCGGCGAAACTGTATTCTTTTCAGATGAAAAGGTAATTTTGTCCAATGGCGATACAATTAGAGCAGAACCTAGTGTTGCTGACTTGTTAACCGTTACAGTGAGTTCATTGCCAGTATGAAATTTCTAAAATCTCAAAATACTTCTAGGTACGGAGTAGTTGATAACGCATTTAGAGTAAATCCTTATGGTCGTTATATTATGGATGGCACCGGCGCCCTCCGTCTTCCAAAAGGTACTACTGAGCAGCGCCCCCAATTATCTGGTGTTAGTACACCAAACGGTGCTAATGGGTATATTCGATATAATACTACTCTAGATTCTTTAACTGGACTTCCTATAGGTCTCGAAGCATACATCGACGGAGTATGGGAGGTTGTTAGAGGTGCTGGCACTGGTACAATTCGTAAACAACCTATTGGCCCTGGAAACTATGACGAAATTTATTTCGGCCCATTAGAACGACCAGTTTCGTCAATTGATAATATTTTAGTGTTTGTAGAAAATGTTTTTCAAATTTCAGAAACTAACTTTACACTTGTAGAAAATCCTCCTGGTGTTGCTCAAGCAACTTATGGAAGTGTAGTTGAAGGTAATCCATACCCGGCAGGGCAATATTTAAGATTTGAGTCAGCAGTCCCGTTAGATAAACTAGTAACTGTTTATTTTGGATTTGCAAACTAATTTTAGTCGGGAGCGATATCAATGCCAGATCCGTTTGTAGCACAGTTAGGTCGTATAAGCGNNCCNTTATTAACTGATAATCTAGTAAGAGATGGCATTAATTTATCATTTCGAAATGAGGCGTTAGATCCAGATCTATTAGTTTTTAGAAGTAACAGATATGAAGGTCGGAATTAATACCGACTCACCGGCATATGCATTAGACATTAATGCCGATATGCATACTATCGATGCAATAATAACAAATAGAGCTACTTTTGATAATGTAATATTTCAGGCCGCGTCAACAGTTACTTCGGTATCTGGCCCTATCAACATAATGCCAACTGGTCCCGATCCCGTAGCAATATTTGATAGATTAGGAACAGCCGACTTATCGTTAAATCCATTAATTTATTTTGATGGAAATACTATTCAAAGTTATAATAATACCAATATTGCATTCAATCCTCACGGAACTGGTACTATTGAGTTGCAAACAAATACAACTATAGTTGGAAATAATCCCGCCGAACCAGCATTGCGTGTAGTCGGAAACATCGAACTCGATGGAGATTTATCTACTAATAGCAATATTATTATTGGCGATAATCCGATAGATGTTGTTATTATTCAAACAGATCTAACACAAGATATCAACCCGGGAATCGATTCTTCTTTTAAACTAGGAGATATCGATAAGCGTTGGAGTCAAGCACATATTGACGACTGGAGAAATATTGGAACAATTCGACCTTTTTCTGCGTTTGTAGGTACCAATATGTTTTCTCGGCGGTTGTGTCTAATCAACTCAGCGCAAGATTATCCAACGATGATTTCTTAATATCTCCTGATACTGGAATAACCACTATTGAGCAGCTTAAATTTGAAGAATCTACAATAACAAATTTAAATGACACTACCCCGATTACTTTATCAGCTACCGGTATTGGATATTATAGATTTGCAGGAACAAACGGCCTAGTTATTCCTGCTGGTACTAATGACGAGAGACCAATCACTCCTGAATTAGGAGACACTCGATGGAATACCGAAATTGGATATCTAGAATGTTTTGACGGTTCTGTGTGGACGGTCTCTACTGGTGGCGGTGAGGAAGTAACTACGCAAATTATGGAAGATCTTAGTAATGTTTACATCCTCATGTTGGGATAATTTTTCAATCTAGCTAAATACTATTACTGCAAAGACTGACCAAGTCGTTGCGATATTAAACTGTGGTAAACCCGCAATGTAAGGTGGTTAACCGTGAAACACGGGGTATTTAGGAGAGCGAATGGCTATTGGTCGCATTTCGGGTCCGCTCTTAAAGGCAAATCTCATCAGAGACGGTGTAGATCTTGCGTTTGAGACAGATCTATTATATTTAGATGTAAACAATTCTCGCATTGGTGTTAATACATCAACTCCTGGGTACGACTTAGATGTAAACGGAACAACTCGATCAACTAACCTTCAAGTTGATACGCAGATAGACGTTGCCGAGTTCTCAATATTCGGCAACACAATTAATTCTTCAAATAATGTTATTAATTTTCAAGCTGCTGCCGGCGAAGCAACAGTGTATCATTCACGGCTATTGATAGATGATTTCCAATTACAAGGAAACGTAATTTCTACAGAAGTATCGAATAGTCCAATTGAAATTAGGCCCAACGGTACTGGAAATATTCAGCTTCAAGCTAATACAAATATTACCGGAAATTTAAATGTAACTGGTAATATTAGTGCAACTGGTAGTATTACTATCGGTGGTAATATTGTAATAGGTGACGAATCGACCGACACTATAACCATTAATGCTAGTATTCGAAGTGATTTAATTCCAGAAGTTGATAATTTGTATGATATTGGCAATCCTACATATAGATGGAACGATATCTACGTTAATAATTTTTATACAACTGCAATTAATATACCAACATTAGATATTGGAAACTTAATTTTTAGAAACAATGAAATAACATCAACTACCGGCCAAGATATTAACATTCTTGCAGCCGGAACTGGTAGCGTTGGATTTGCCAACTTTAGATTCTCAAACAATACTATTACTAACGTAGTGTCTGGAGCAGTTTCGATCTTCGAACAGACTGATTTGGGCTACTTTAAAATTGCAACCACTAATGGATTCGTACCGCCTGTAGGAAATGATGCTCAACGACCGACTGCTTATGCTGTAGTTGGTATGACTCGATATAATACGCAATCTCGAGCTTTAGAAATTTGGGATGGATTTGATTGGGCGTCACCGGCAGGTGCCGGCGGAGCTGTTAGTGCCAATCAAGCAAATGATATTGCCGCAGCATTTGCTCTAACATTAGGATAATAAAATGCCAACAGTATTTAGACATAGCTTAGTAACTCAGATTGGTACAATACCAACTGATATAGTTGAAATTGGAGCAGGTGTTAGAGCAACTGTAATCGGTTGCAACTTAGCTAACATTACCGATTACGACACAGTAGTTGCAGATTTGCAAGTAATTGGCGCAGATACTACTGTTAGCTATTATGTTAGAGGATTAATAATCCCTCCTAATTCTAGTGTGAAAGTTATTACGCAAGGAGAGAAATTAATCCTTCCGGAAACTACTGGATTAAGATTGGTTAGTGATACTCCGGATAGCATTGATGCAACAGTTAGTTATGTAGAGATATCATAAGGAATAAATTATGCCAAGCACATATTATTTAGGTACAAGTCCAGACGAAGCATTAGGAGATAGTCCTAGATACTGGTATGCCCTGAGAAGAAACGACGACGGCGAATTGTTTTTAGTTAGAAGTGATCAATTAAAAGACAAGGACAGCATAGAATTAAATATTCCAGGTGCCCCTTCGGAAAACTTCGAAGATTTTGAGCCAGGTACTGATTATTTTGACGGCATTTCTGAAGATCATGAAATAGAATACGAAAATTTAGTATGGGTTCAATATCGTTGGGATAATAGAAACATGTTGTATTATATCGGTCAAGATGAAGGTCGATTAATACAAAGAATAAATCAAGGATATGTATATCCTACAGGTACATCAAGTTAACGGAATAAATCATGGCAGAATTTAAAATTAGCAGAATTAGGTATACATGGAAAAGCGACTGGGTTACCGGAACTGCATATAATCGAGATGATGTTGTCAGTTATGGAGGATCGAGTTGGGTTTGTTTTAGGCAGCACGTTGCAACAACATTCACTAACGATCAGACATTTTTAGCAAACCCTAGCGATACAGACACTAGCCCAGCATGGCGTAAGATGACCGATGGGTATGAGTTTCGTAACGAATGGCAACCTACAACACTTTATAACCTTGGAGACATTGTAATTAATGGTGGAAATCTATGGTTATGTATAGATAGCTATACATCGTCGACTGAATTCGATGACGGAATTGATAATTGGGCATTATATAGTTCCGGAAGTACCTTTGAACAAGATTGGCAGGCTGTTACAAGATACGGAATCGGTGATGTTGTAAGATATAATGGAAATGTATATCGTTGTATTGAAGGACATACTACTGCCAATCTATCTGACGGTTTAGAAGTGGATCAAGAAAAATGGCAGATATTCTTTAAGGGTATCGAATACAGAGGACAGTGGGCTACTGGTACTCGCTATCGTGTTAATGATCTAGTAACATTTGGCGGTACAGTTTTTCGTTGCACAGAAGGACACACTCCTGGTACTGACTCGACAATAAATTTCGATCAGGGAAGTTATTGGAAAATCGAATTTCCAGGATTTAAGTTTTTTGGAGAATGGAATTCTGAAACAGTATATCAGTTAGGTGCTTTAGTTAGACATGGTGGTTGGTTGTATAGTAGTTTAACTACAAATTATTCTAGCGAACCTAAAGATAGCATATATCAAATCGAAAATCGTCAAGATCCTATTGATTGGAAAATTGTAGCAAAAGGAATTAACTTTAGAGGAAACTGGGCAACCGGCACAACGTATAAAACTGGCGATGTAGTACGCCGAGGCGGTAATACATATGTAGCATTACTAGACACTTCAGACGATGGAAGTAGTTTAGATTACTTAGATTCTTCAAATTGGGAATTATTTACTATAGGCCAACAATGGAAAAATTCTTGGCTCGAAGATCAAGAATATTCTGTTAATGATATAGTTATATTTTTAGGCAGTACCTATTCTTGCAATCAAGAACACACATCGTCTCAAGAAAACTTCCCAGGTGATAATGGATCTGGATTTTTCTATTGGGATTTAGTATTAAGAGCAGGAACTGAGTCTGGCATTAGCAAGCAGGGAGATTTACTAACTTATGACCTATCAAGGGCAGCAGTCAACGACGGCAGTACATTTGGCCCCTCTCCAGTTAGCATTGGCACACCTGGCCAACTGTTATCTGTTAACGATAATAATTCAGTAATCTACAGAACCTTTAGCGGACCTAGTCGAGTTGTATACGTTGATCTTAGCGGAATCGACGATATCACAGACCCCGAAAGAGGAAAAACTGAATTTAACCCATGGCGCACTATAAGATTTGCCTGTGAACAAGTTGATGACGGATTTGCCGGTAATACTACTGTTAGCGTAGGTGTTGGCAAATTCGAAGAAATATTGCCAATTATTGTCCCAACAAGAACAGTAATATTAGGATCTGAATTAAGATCAACTACTATTACTGCGGCTGGACCAGTTGGGCAATTATCTTTAGATCGAACCTATACGATTGCAGCACTGACTAGAATTTCTCAAATAATTCAAGCAGTTATTGCTGGTCAATCGATAGATCCTCCAAAGTCGACTTTAAATCCATTAACTCCAGTAGTTCTTAGTCAAACTACTACGGTAGAAATATCACCTGGTGTTTTTGAAGAAATTACTGCTTTGTTAAACACAGATCCTACAGCGGCAGCAGATATTCAACAGTTAATTATTGACATACAATCTTACATTAATTTTAATATTGCCAACATAGGTTCTACTACAATACTTACTGGAACTAATACGGCCGTTACATCTACAGAGGTTGTTAATTCGGTACTAACATTAAAAGCAAATGCAGAATTTTTAGCAGAAGAGGCTGTAGCATATATTCGAGATACATTTCCGACATATTCATTTAATTCTGAATTGTGTAAGCGGGATATAAAAAGATATATCGATGCATGGGCATATGATATTATCTACCCTGGAAATTACAAATCCTTATTAGCAGCTCGGTACTATGTAAATGCAGTATTGGGCTCGACTACAGAAAATATGTTTTATTGTAGAGATTCTTCTGGTGTAAGGAATTGTACTTTAACTGGGTTAAATGGAGTATTGAATCCGCCAGAGTTAGGTAGTGTTTATAGATTACCTACGGCTGGAGCATATATAAGTTTAGATCCAGGATGGGGACCTAACGACAATCGTACTTGGATTACTTCTCGAAGCCCTTATATTCAAGGTGTTACTACTTTAGGTACTGGATGTGTTGGTCAAAAAATCGACGGATCGTTACATAACGGCGGAAATAAATCTATAGTCTCTAATGACTTTACACAAGTCATTTCGGATGGAATTGGGGCATGGGTTACTAATAATGGCCGTGCAGAATTAGTTTCAGTATTTACATACTACGCACATGCTGGATACTTAACGCAATCGGGCGGAGTTATCCGTGCTACTAACGGAAATAATTCATACGGGGATTTTGGCGCAATATCGGATGGTATTGACGTTACAGAAGTACCTCAAACTGCAAGAGTTTATACAAGAGCACAACAAGCAATTGTAGCAACTGCGTTTGCTGGTGACTTTGTTGACGAAATTCAAATTTTAGAATGGACAAATGCCGGGGAAGATTATACTGCCGCAACTGCTAGTTTTGTAGGTGCAGGAGTTAATGCTGAAGTGTTATTTGAAGATTTTAGAGATGATGCAGTTTTTGAAGCTCGAATAATTGATGCCAGTACCACTATTAATCAAAATATCGGCGGCGGCGGCTACGTAATTATACAAAATAATGCACAGATAGGCAACTCTACATCTATAACAATTGCTGGAAATGATCCTAACTCGGAAGGAAATTATCTCGGAATGCGAATAGTGTTAACTAGTGGTCCAGGAACTGGCCAATATGGTTATATCACTGCATATGATAATGTAACAAAAGTAGTTCAAGTATCTAGAGAATCTGATAATCAGCCGGGATGGGATCACGTAGTCCCTGGAAAACCTTCGGTTGTTTTAACAACTGGTACTACATATAGAATAGAACCTAGAGTTATATTTGAAGAACCCGATTATTCTGCAACTGAAATCGTAGCACCAGTTAGTACCACCTGGTCAGATATTGTGTATGGTGAAACTACAGAAACATATACTAACTTAACAGCTGGATCAGGAACTGGAACCGTTGTAGGAGACGATGGGCTAGTTCCATTAGATGCAATCTTTAATGTAACAAAAATTGGAAGAAACTATTCTATTACTGTTGTAAATGGCGGAGCAGGATATGAATTTAATCAAGAACTGGTAATCCTTGGTACCGACTTAGGTGGCGAATCTCCACTAAACGATTTAACAATTTTAGTTACTGAAATAAGTAACGATAGCACAAACTCGATTATATCAGCTGTGCAGAAAACATTCGGAACTGGTGAAGACAACGAAGCATCAAGTGGAAGATTTGTGGCAATTTCATCTGGGGGATCAGCTGCGGTTTACAGCCCAGATGGTATAGAATGGACTGCCTTCAATATGCCTAGTTCTGGCGATTGGAAAGCTATTGCTAGCGGAAATAATCGATTTGTAGCTGTAAGAAAAGGCAGCAATCTAGCTGCTAGTTCACTAGATGGAATAGCTTGGACAAGTCGTACGATGCCTGCATCTAGAGATTGGAATGCAGTAGTTTATGGAGGCGGAATATTTGTTGCGGTTGCAGGAAACTTCGATGCAGGCGCATTTAGCTCTAACGGAACAACTTGGACTACAACAACATTGCCCGACATCGGCGATTCAACAACAAACGAATGGGTCGACATAACATATGGAAAAGGCCTATTTGTTGCTGTTTCGAATAGTGGAAACTTTGTAGCTGTTGGGGAATATGACAACAATGCCAATACTATTTCCTGGGATGGTCACGCAATGGATGTTATTGACGATTCGTCAAATAGATCCTGGCAAAGTATAGCTTATGGAAATAATAGATTTGTAGCAATATCTAACACCGGCGAGGTGGCATATAGTTTCGAAGGAATTAATTGGTTACCTGGAGTTATGCCAACACAGGACGGATCTACTGCACATAACTGGACAAAAATAAGATACGCACAAGGTGTATTTTTTGCTATAGGTAATTCGGGAGAACGAAATGTTGGAAATGATCCAACTACTGGTCCGACGACTTTTGCAGCTACTTCTTTCGACGGTATAGTATGGACTATTAGAGAATTAGCATCGGCCGAATCTTGGATCTCTGTAGCTTTTGGAAATCCGTACACGTCATTTAGAGACTCAACAGTTGGAAAGAAAACACCTACATGGATAGCACTTCCAGCAATATCAGATAAATTTAATAAGATACAAGTCGGCGCAAGGGCATTGGGCAGGGTAACAGTGGCCGCTGGAAAAATATCAGCTATTAGATTATGGGATACAGGATCTGGTTATACTTCAGGGCCAACAATTACTATAATTGATCCAAATAATACTGCAGATGTAATAATTCAATCAAGAACTGGTGACGGCGTACTAACCAATCCATCATGGATTAATCGAGGTCTAGGCTATAGAACCAACTCGACTGATATTACCATTAATGGAAATGGGTATGCCGATGTTGCTCCACAAGGTAAATTTATAGTCATAAATGATTTAGAATCGTACCCTAGTCCCGGAGCACAGTTGATTATCCAGGGATTGGATACAATTTACACACTTGTAACAGTTACTCCAATAGGTCAAACTGATCGTGGATTAGCAGCTTCGATAAGATTGACTCCTGAAATTAAAAATAGAGATAACTTATTACATTTACAACTAGTAACTATTAGATCTAAATACAGTCAATGTCGTATAACAGGACATGATTTCTTAGATATTGGTACAGGAAATTTTGAAGAAACGAATTATCCAGAATTATATTCAGAATTTTACGTTGCTGCGCCTGAAAACGAGATTGTTGAAGAAAACGGAGGTCGAGTATTTTATACTAGTACTGATCAAAACGGAAACTTTAGAACAGGCGAATTATTTGCAGTTGAACAAGCTACAGGTACAGTTACTATCTCCGCCGATTTCTTTGATTTTAGTGGATTAACTGAATTAAGATTAGGCGGCATTCGAGTTGGAGGAACAGGTGCAGTAATTAGAGAATTCTCAACTGATCCGCTGTTCACTGAGGATTCTAATAACGTAGTTCCGACACAACGGGCAATACGAGCCTATTTGGCCGGGCGACTAAGTGTAGGCGGTTCCGAAATTGCAGTTGGTAGTTTTATTGCAGGCACTATCTTAGTAGGGCCGGACTTGATTGGAAACGTTGCAGGTTTAAAAAATATTGTACCTGTAAAAGCAGATTTTTCTGGACCTAATGCAGGAATTAGCGGTAGTATCCTAGCCCAAACAATGTTTTATAAATCATTTTAAAATGAATAACATAAATATACAATACGGAGTAGAAAATGGCAGAATTTAAATTAGGTAGGATTAGATTTGTATGGAAAGACCTATGGGCTTCCGCAACTCAATATTATGTTGACGATGTAGTTAGGGTCGGCGGTAAAACATATATTTGTCGAGTTGGTCATATTGCTGATGAAAATTTTTATACTGACCTAGACTACTCCCCTACGAGATGGGATATTGTATCTGACGGTCAAGAATGGAAAGGCAATTGGAGCATTAGTACATTTTACAATATAAATGATGTTGTTAAGTATGGCGGAACAGTTTATATTTGTAAAAATTCTCATACATCTGCTGAAACAGTATTATTAGGCCTAGAAGAAGATATTGCAAATTGGGATATTTTTGCCGAAAGTTTAGATTGGAAGGAAGAGTGGGCAACAAGTACCCAGTACAAAGTTAACGATTTAGTTAAATACGGCGGAAAAACATTTGTATGTAATACTGCACATACTTCGGCAGAAACAATTTCTCAGGGATTATCGGCCGACGAACTAAAATGGGATGCATTCAACGAAGGCTTAGAATACAAAGGCTCGTGGAATGGAAATTCGATAGTCTATAAAACAAATGATGTTGTTAAACAAGGTTCGGGATTATGGATATGTGTCCAACAACATACATCAACAAACAATTTTACTTCTGATAGTTCTATATATTGGAATGAATTTGTAAGAGGCATAGAGTTTGAAAATAATTGGGATGTAAGCTCGACGTATCAACAAGGAGACATTGTAAGATATGGCGGAAATCAGTACATTTCTAAAACAAATCATAGTGGACAAACTCCTAGTACTAGTACAGCTAATTGGGATCTATTTCAGCAAGGTATATCGTTCAGTGCAGACTGGACCAGTATAGCAAATTACCGAGTAGGAAATTTAGTAAGACTAAGAGGATACACATACCTAGCCACAGCTGATAACACTAATCAGGAACCGCCAAATACTAGTTTTTGGCAAAGACTTAACTCTGGCATCTCTTGGCAAGGAGAGTGGACCGACGACATTCAATATAAACTTGGTGACGCAGTTCGATTTGGATCAAACGCTTACATATGTGTGTTAGGTCACAGGTCCGAAGGTGATGACGGTTCAACAATTGGCCCTGAAGGGGGCGGTGCTCCTAATAGCCGTCCGGACCAAGACGTTACTGGGACTTATTGGAACTTATTATCAATTGGCACCGAAGTATCGATACTAACTACGAGAGGCGATTTAGTTTATTATGGCGGCGCTGGCCCAACTCGATTGCCAATAGGTAAAGAAGGACAGATACTACGTGCAGGTACGCAAGATCCGGAATGGGTTACCTTGGGGCTATCTGATCAGGTGTATTACGTAGCTCCTCACGGTACGGATCTGCCAGCGCCAATACACGGAAAGACTCTAGACAAGCCTTTTAAAACAATTCGTTATGCATGTGAACAAGTAGAAAAAGGTCCAAGAAATTCCGATGCACAAAGATTACTAGAACTTAATCGTGTGTTTATTCAACGCGAAGTTACTAGTTGGATCGATTATCAAGTAGCTAATGCAGTAGTTGGCAGTATTNGGGTAAAACTTTGATTACGATGAGTATAAGTGCGAACGAGATGTTGGATTTGTTATTGATAGACTCCAGTGGGATATTGGTCACGGCGGCAACTTAAAAATTCGTGCTGCTGCACAATCATTGTTAGGCATACTCAGCGAAGGCCCATTCTCTACAGAAGAAGAAGATGCTCCATACGCTACGCTATCTTCTGAGAGAGAACAAGGCATTGCAGCATACAATTACATGCTTGAAGTTGTTGAATCGGTTCTAAGTAATCAACCGCCTTCGGTTATATATCAAGATGTTGCAGATGATTCAACAAAGATTGCAGAACAGTACATTGATTTGACCTTGCTAGCCGAACCCGGTGCAATGACTAATATTACTTCATTAGTAACTATAATTACTGATGCATTAGCTAATCCTACACAAATTGGCACATTACCAACAATTCCGGCTCGTTATGTTCCAAATACATTAATTCACGTAGCTACTGGCAGATATCGTGAAACGTTACCCATTATAGTTCCGGCTTATACCTGTATATTAGGTGAAGAACTACGTTCTACTAATGCAGGTCCTGCAGGTAGTTTAGTTGATATTTCAGACAGCTATTACACTATCAATACATTTAACCATATTGAAAATTTTATTGGAGACGTTGTTACTGGAGTTACAGTTACACCTACTACAGGAAATTTTGTAACTCAGTATCGCGAATGGCCGGTTGCTGACGTTTCCGAAGCAGTTGCTGTTTCAGAACTAGTTAGTGTGATGAAACATCAAGCTGATTATCGTCTAGGTACATTACACACAACATCTCTAAATGACCCTGTTAGTTACGACTCAGGTCTTCGAAATGCTAGAAAATTAATTAAAGAAAATAAACAATTTTTACAAGAAGAAGTAATAAGCTTTATTAATACAGAATATAGTCGATTAGAAGTTGTTGGATCAATTAGCGGAACAACATTAACTGTTTCATCTGTGGAACTAGGTACCGTTACTGCTAATACCGAAATTCGTGGTGAAAATATTGTAACAGGTACAACAATTGTTAATCAACTTACCGGTACTACCGGGGGCGCAGGAACATACACTGTAAGTATTAGCCAAACATCAGGAACAACCACGATTAAGGGAGATACTCACTTCTCTAGAACAAAAACTCGTAGAGACACTGGTTATATTATAGATGCATTAATTTACGATTTAACTTATGGTGGAAATGCTCTAAGTGTACAAGTGGGATTATCATATTGGGACGGCGATACAAACGATTTTGATCAACTACCAGCATCGATTAAAGTTGCTACACTTGCTACTATTGAATTCTTAAAAACAAGAATGCAGCTTGTAGCAACTGGTGGATCATTTACCGCATTACAAACTGATGTTGCACGTTACCTTGACACGGCTGGCAGCGCAGGTGCCTCTACAATAATTGGCAATAATATTGATGATATTATTGAAATTATTAGTAATGGACCAGAAGATGCTGTTTACACATTAGTAGATCCAACCCCAGCCAATGGAGTTAATTCGACTACTGCTCTGATAGCCGATTATGCGACATTAGAAGGCGGAGACGATTTTGACGCAATTAAAGATTCTGTTGAAACATACTTAGCAGCTAATTATTCTGATGTTGACTACAGTGCATCAAAGGCTCGCAGAGATACAGGTATTGTGTTAAAAGCAATTGGGTATGATTTTATGTTTGGTAGTGTTTACCAAACAGTTAAAGCTGCTCATGCATATCTAAGATTGACTGCTAGCGAGTTGTTCGACCGTGATGATCGAATTAAAGAAGCAACACGGAACTCTTTAATTCACGCCAAAAATGAAGCTGCTTCATTATTAAGCGGTTCTCCATCTACTGCCACAATCGTAACTACATTGTTTAAAATTGTTGATGACATTATATTTGGGGGTTCAAACGAAGGTAACGTATGTTCTACTGAATTACGCAACAGAGATTATGCAATTTTACAGTTAGAACGTAATCGAGAATTTGTTGTTGCTGAAGTAAATGCATATATTGCTGATACATTTAGTGACATTGCCACTTCAACAACTGCTACAACAAACGTTGTTACAATAAGTGATACAAGCTGGTTACGCCGTGGTGTAGAAATTAAATTCGTAGGAACTACATTTGGAAATATTGTTGCCAATACAAGTTATTATGTTCAAAGTATTGTTAGCGAAACTACATTTAAAGTTTCTGAAACTAGAACTGGAGATGCTTTTACATTAGATAATGCGTCTGGATCAATGAGAATAGAATTAGTCTACAATCAAGAATTGTGCTTACGTGATGTTAGCACATATATTGACGCACTAAAATGGGACTTAAAATACACATCAAATTATAAATCTCGATACGTAGCTCGATACTACACTAATGCAGTATTGGGCAGTCTTGAAGAAGATATGTATTATCTACGAGATGGTAGTGGTCTACGTGATCAAACTTTAGAAGGACTTAGCGGAGATCTTACACCTCCAAACACCTACAGGACATCTAGAGTTACTGCCGGGGCATACGCTAGTTTAGATCCAGGTTGGGGCCCAGATGATTTCCGCACATGGATCATTACTCGCAGTCCATATGTTCAAGGATTGACTACATTTGGTAATGCGGCAATTGGTCAAAAGATCGACGGTGCATTGCACAATGGCGGCAATGACTCTATTGTATCTAACGATTTTACACAAGTAATTAGTGACGGTATTGGCGCCTGGGTTACAAACAACGGTCGTGCTGAATTAGTTTCTGTGTTCTCATATTACGCACACATTGGTTACTTGTCAGAAAATGGCGGTAGAATTCGAGGAACTAATGGAAATAACAGCTATGGAGATTTTGGTTCTGTTGCAGAGGGAGTTGATACTCGTGAAACTCCGAATACCGGTGTGATAGATAATATATTCCAGTTTATTGCAACTATTGGTAATGTAACGACCACTGGGCAACAATTCTTAGGATTAGAATTTGACAACGCCGGAATTGATTATACCGAAGCTGAATTTACGTTAACTGGCGGTGGCCTGGGTGCTGTGGCTGAAGTAGACGAATTCCGAGATGATGCCGTTTATCAAGTTAGATTATTGCAAAATGCACCGGACGGATTTGATGGAGAATTTGGCGGTTCGGAGTATGTTACAAATTCTAACACTGCCCAGGGCGGATCGTCTACATCTATTACTATTGCTGCAACTGATGGTGAATCTAGCACAGCTTATATAGGAATGAAGATTGTAATCACCGGCGGCGCTGGCGTAGGACAATTTGCTATTATTGACACCTATAACAGTGGTACTAAAATTGCTGGGGTAGTAAAAGAAACAACTGGCGCAGCAGGATGGGATCATTTGGTAGCCGGAACAACTATTGTATCACCTGATGCAAGTTCAACATATATTATTGAACCTAGAATTACGTTTGCTGCTCCGACCTATGCATCGGCATTAGGGACTGGATTACCTTCGGCAGCTGCATATTCGTCGATTGCGTATGCTCCAGCGGTTGCAACTTATTTAGGAGTATCGAGTGCTAATGGATCTGGAAACGGTGCTACGTTCGATGTAATTAAAAAAGGTACTAAGTATACCGTTACAGTAGCAGCAGGCGGTACTGGATATGCAAGATTAGATGTGCTTACAATCGCAGGTACAAGTTTAGATGGAGTATCGACTACTAATGATATTACCCTTACAGTAACATCTACGAACTCTGTTACAGGTGCAGTTACGGCTGTTGATTACGTGGGATTTGCTCAAGGCGGAAACTATGTAGCACTGTTGCCAGGTTCGAGTACAGCAGTGACTTCGATTGGAGGTACATGGACTACAAGAACATTGTCAGCTAGTAGAGATTGGAATTCGATAGCCTCGGGCCAAGATTTAACAATATTAACTGCCGATTTATTAGAAGCCGGAAAGAGTTATAAGATTATTAGTTTAGGAGACTCTCTGTTTAATGCAGTAGGTGCAGAGAATAATTTTGTCGGAGTAACATTTATTGCTACTGGTCCTACTTCCGGAACTGGTACCGTTATATCTGTAAATTCTGTAACTGTAGCTATTGCTACAGGAACAAATACAACAACTCGATCAGTTGATGGCGGCATTACTTGGACAGCTGGAGGGAATTTACCAGCATCGACAACATGGATAAGTATCTCTTATGGTCAGGGTGTATGGATTGCGATAGCTACTGGTGCTACTACAACAGCATATTCAACTGATGGTGGCCAAACATGGACTGCTGGCGGTGCATTGCCGTCGTCAACAACATGGACAGATATTACATACGGTGCAGGTAAATTCGTAGCAGTGGCTAGTGGCGGCACAATTGCAGCTAGCTCTGTTGACAACGGTCTAAATTGGACCGCAAGGACGTTACCATCTAGTACCAATTGGAGCAGTGTAGCTTTTGGTAATAATAGATTTGTTGCAGTATCGAGTACATCCGGAACAGCAGCAGCATACAGTTTAAATGGAATTGATTGGGATGCTAGCACAATAGTCAACACAGACTATACAGCAATTACATACGGTCAAGGTACATTTTTAGCAGTGGGTTCAACAACAACCGCAGCATCATCTCCAGATGGTATTGTATGGACTTCGAGGACAATTAATAGTAGTAATAGTGCAGGTGTTGCGTTCGGAAATGTTAACAGAACTGGTAAGTTTGTTACTATTAGTTCTTCCGGGGCTGATAACAGCAGCATTATCTCAGCTGGTACTACAACTCGTGCTAGAGCATCTGTAGCCAATGGTAAGATTTTTGCTGTAAGAGTGTTAGAACCGGGATCAGGATACACATCTGCTCCTACTATGACTATAACTGACCCTAACAACGTGTTTGAAGCTCCATTTACTGTGAGAGTCGGCGACGGTGTCTTGGCTAACCCCTCGTTTGTTAATCGCGGTTCGCAGTACGAAACTGCATCGGCAGAGATTCTTAGAGGTGATGGTTATGCTGATAACTACCAGCCAGGATCATTTATTGCAACACGTAGATTAGAATATAGACCGGTTCCTGGATCTAATATTGTATTCAGCAATTTACCTGATAGAACATTTAAGTTAGTTAACGTAATAACATTCCGAGGATCGTTAGACGGATCATATACTGGATTCTTACAAGTAAGTCCTCCGTTATCTATTAGTGAAGCACCAGAGCATTTAGACGATGCTACTCTAAGATTACGTTACAGTCAAGTTCGATTAACAGGACACGATTTCCTAGATATCGGAACTGGAAATTTCTTAGAATCAAATTACCCAAATACGCCGATTCAAGATCCGATACCTGCAAATGAAACTGTAGAAAATAACGGTGGCCGAGTGTTTTTCACCGCAACAGATCAAGACGGTAATTTCCGAGTTGGTGATCTATTTGCTATTGAACAAAGTACTGGTATTGCTACTTTAAATGCTGATGCGTTTAACATTAGCGGATTACAGGAACTTAACTTAGGTAACGTTACACTAGGTGGGGGATCGGCAACAATTACAGAGTTTTCAACCGATCCGTTCTTTACAGCAGATTCGGATAACATTGTTCCGACACAACGGGCAATTAAAGCATTTATTGCAAGTCAAATTGGCGGCGGCGGTGCATCGTTGAACGTTAACTCAGTAACTGCTGGATCAATTTTTATCAGCAGTAATGTGATAACTACAGTAACAGGAACACCTATTAAGATGAATGCAACCTTTGAATTCCGTAGCGGAGTAACTGGTCTTCCTCTGGCGTTCAACTTCTTTTTAAACTAAATATAATGGAGAAATAAATTATGGCAACAGGAAGATTAGGAACAGCAGATCTTGCAGCAGCAACTAACACTACAGTGTATACTTGCCCGGCAGATACTTTTACCGTATTGACATTAAGTGTGTGTAACCGAGGAGCATCTACAGCAAATATTCAGATTGCTATAGCTAGTTCGGCTACTCCAACTGCGGCAGAATACCTAGAATTTGACACTAGTCTATCAGCAAAAGGTGTTCTAGAAAGAACTGGTATTGTGTTAGATGCTGGAAAACTTTTAGTAGTAAGATCGAGTGCAATTAGCGTAAATGCTGTAGCATACGGTATAGAAACCTCTACAGTATAATTGGGAGAATAGAATGGCAAGAAAGCTAACAGGGGGACTTTCCGGCGGCCCAAATATCGGAGCTATTAACGTAGACTCTGCCGCGGTAATAACGGCCCCAAGTGCTCGAGATATAACATTAAGTCCCGCAGGTGGCGGAGCCGTAGTCATTACTAGTAACGCAGTATTAAATGCTCAGAGCGATTTGAGATTTGCAGACTCGGACTCATCTAATTATGTTGCATTCCAAGCTCCTGCAACAATAGCATCGAATATTACTTGGACATTGCCAGCAGTTATTGGAACAAATGGCCAAGTTTTCACAGCAGACGGCTCGGGTACCATAGAGTGGAGTACTCCTCAGGTATCAATTGTTAATAACACAGTTGATGCAACATTATATAACTTATCATTTACAACGGCTAGTTCGGGATTAGTTGCAAATCTTACTACAGACAATGCCAAATTACGGTATCAACCGAGCACTGGTACTGTATATTCCGGAATAGTATCTGGAGGAACAGATGCGTCAGTATCGTTAACATTACGTTCCACATCAAATGCCTCTAAAGGCAGTGTTATTATCGACGAAACAACAGCATCTACCACAACTACTACAGGAGCACTGCGAGTTGGCGGTGGAGTTGGAATTGCCGGAAACCTAAATGTTGGCGGTTCGATATCAACTGCAATCGGTGCATCGGGTATTTTAAATTACGGTATTATACTGACTACTACTGCCCTAGAAAATGTGGATAAGTACTATTTAACAATCGGCGGAGGTTATACTGTAACACTACCGGCTAGCCCGACAAATGGTCAATTTATAGCAATCCGTGATGGCAGTAACATTTGGGCTAGTAGTAATATTACTGTAGGACGAAACGGAAAAACTATCGGCGGACTAAATGAAGATTTAGTCCTAAATGCAAATAATGCCTTAATATTTTTAATTTTTTATAATAACAATTGGCAAGTTAGTGTAGTATCATCGTAAAAGGATAGGAAATGGCATCACTTACAGATTTATTTTTAGGAAATCCCAAATGGGGGCGACCAACACACGGCGCAAATCGATTTGCTGTGTTGGCAGGAACTTCGGGCTGTTTTTGCGCACCTCCAACAGCAACTAGAGTAGTTGTTGAAATGTGGGGACAGGGTGGCGGCGGACCAGGCGCCTGCTGTTGTCAATGGGACAGAATGGGGGGGCAGGGCGGCTCGTATGCTTATAAAGTTTGGGATGGTGCGCTGTCTCCGTCCTCCACTGGACAAGGTATGAGTTTCTGCGGGTGTGTGTGTGCTTGCGATTGCATGAGTTGTAGTGAAGCTGGACACCCTGGACAATTTTCAAGATTAAGAAACTGCAATACTTTGGGCGGCACAGGTATCGGAAGTTGGCTTGGATGCGTGACCGGCGGTGCCGGTGGGTGCGCTCTTTGTACTGCTACTACATGGATGTGTTTTGGCTGCTGTACAAATTGCAATGCAGGTTACGATATTTGCTGTATTACACGACCTAGAGCAGCGATTCCTGACTTTTATAGTATAGCAGCTTGTATGTCGGAAGCACAATCTAGCGGTTGCCGTCGGCGGTTCTCAACAATGTTGTGCAGGTGCTTCTTGTTACTGTGCAGGAAATTTATGCTCATTTACATGTACAGGCCAGCAGCACATCTTTAACGATATTGTTCCTGTCGGCGCTGGCGGCACCGATGCCTTTACGTTTGATCAAATCTTTGCCCCAGTCTCTTGTGCATGTTTTGATACTTACAGATTAGGAGCATGTGGTTGGTCCAAAAATCAAGTTCAGGGACTAACCGGTTGTACTACCTGGAATTATTGCTGGATTGGTGTTGGCGGAGCAGCCTATGCCGGCGGAAGACAAGAAAATAGAAGCTTTAGCAACGGAAATTATGCATATTGCGGATACGGCGGAAACTTCCCAGGTGGCGGTGCAAAAGGTGCCGGAGCCTGCGGCGGCGGCTGCTGTTCGGGCGGTATCGGCGGCGGCGGTTTAATTTTAATTAGTTGGAGTTAATAATGGAAAAATCATTCAAGTTTATGGCTCCAAAAGTGTATCTTGACACTGTTGGAGCTGAACTAAAAGAAGTGGAATCACTGTATAAAGGTGCAGAAACTGTCTGGATATATGTAGATAAAGATACTGGCCGGAATCCACAATTTGTTTCAGAAGGCGATCTCGAGGATCCTACAGATACCGAGACTAGAAGATCGGTTCTATTGTCGGCTAATAATCCAAATCAAATAATTTTAATGGATATATTAGCCGGGAGTCGGGCACACCCGCATACTTCTGGTTGGTTTACTGAGAATTTAAACAATGAGGGAGATGTACCGAACAATCCTACATGGGTATTTAAATATACTACCTATGTCGATCACGATACTGTACATACTTATGAGCGATCTGGTATTGTAGTCGATGAAGCAGGAGTTGTTTCGTACACTGCATGGAAAGAACCTTTTTTAAATTCGTGGGAACATGCCGAACTTAGATTAAAGATGGATATATTAGATTGCGAGAATCAACTTAAAGATCCTGTAGTGATGGAAATTCCATCAATGAAGGCTAGATACGAAAGATATATTTCTTTATTGAAATACATTCAAGAGAATTTTGTTAACAAGATTCCTGTATGGAAAGTTGAAATTCCGTTAATACATCAGGTATAAAAAAACCCAGCTTAGCTGGGTTTTTTATTAATAAATTGATCTTCCATTTGATTTATATTCTTTTTTGATATAACTTTTTCTATAAATCCTTCATGAAGATCTAATGATACATTTGAAATAAAAGTATTATATAATTTCGTTGACAATATTTCATGATTGTCTTTAATGAGGTGCCCTAACCGACTATCAAATCCGTCGGCATAATGAGTCAAATAAAACCACTCAGATTCGCTACTAGATTCGAACTCGTTCATACATACATCGAACAACGATCCACTTACCTGATATTTGTGACTGATAGGATATCCTTCTTCCTCAAATCCAGGAATTACTATTACATTCCAATCGTGTAAATCGGTCATGTAATGCACCCAACCTAAAAATTGATGAAAATACATAATATCAGCTTTTTGATTATGCAGATATTCTGTATAATTTAGTATAGCATCTATTTGAACTGACGATAAATGATTGGATAATTTTCCTGTTTGATAATTTGATACCCAAGGCTTATCTGGTATAAACCATTTCCTCATCATAGACGTGCTGATAATCACAACAAAGTCTTCTTTGGCTATTTCATTTTTATATTTTAAAATTCTATTAACAGTATATTCGTTGCTTGCTCCTATTTCTGAACAATTGCAATATTGATTTACTCTTAGACTTTTTCCTAATTTATAGGTCCATCCCCAATCTATAACTTCCTTGTTTTTATTATACGGCACTCCGTAACTGTCACCAAAAATCCAAAGTTTACTCATAATACATCAATGTCCATGGTAGGGTATCCGAACAGTGTTTTTTCTTTAGTATCTATAAAAATAAATTGATCTTCCATTTGATTTATATTCTTTTTTGATATAACTTTTTCTATAAATCCTTCATGAAGATTTAATTGAGTTTTGAATGTAAATGTATTATACAATTTTGTTGACAATATTTCATGATTGTCTTTAATAAGATGTCCCAATCGATTATCACGACCTTGACAGAATTTTTGATAAAACCACTCGGACTCTGTTCTAGATTCAAATTCGTTCATGCAGATATTAAATAAAGACCCAGTTACCTGATATTTGTGACTGATAGGATATCCTTCTTCCTCAAATCCAGGGATTACTATCACATTCCAATCGTGTAAATCGGTCATGTAATGCACCCAACCTAAAAATTGATGGAATTGAGATATAAGTTGTTCTTCATGCATTAGCTGTTGTGCATATTTGATTACAGCCTGATTTCGTTTCCATCCGACGATATCTTTATAATTATCAACATAAAAATTTGCAGAGTGGGGGATATCTTCAAAAAACCATTTTCTACTCATAGAGGTAGAAATAATTACTACATAATCACCAGACCTGATATTATTTTTTTCCAACATTATACTATTCTGTATGTATTCGTTAGCTACTCCTAATTGACTAATATTAGAGTATTTTTTACATTCTAACTTTTTAGCTAATTGATATCCCCAGAACCACGGATTTCCTACCACTCCGGGTTGTTGATTTAAGTGTACTCCGTAACTATCGCCAAAAATCCAAAGTTTACTCATTGACTACCTTTAATAATTGCTGTATATTTAACTAGTAGAAAGACTTTATCTTTATTTTATTCAGTGTTCAGTAATTTGAAATTAGAAGCGCACTGGCACTAAATATTCTACTAATTTTAATTAACGGATTCATTATGACTAAACGAAGCTCGGCATTTTTCCTAAATGGTGGTGCTGGAAGAATAATTTGCAGTATTCCTGCTTTAATAAAGTACGCCGAGGAAAATCCAGACGACGATTTTGTTATTGTGTGCGAAGGAGGAATGGAATTCTTTAAAGGGAACAAACTCCTACATCATAGAAGTTATGATGTAAATCATAAAGATTTATTTGTTGATAAGTTAAAGAATAGAAACTGTATTACCCCGGAACCTTATAGAGTTTGGGAGTACTATAATCAACTAGCAAGTTTAACACAGGCATTTGATATTGCAATTAATAACAAAGGATTGAGAGATCTGCCAAGATCTGAAATTTCTTTAAGTTCGGAGGACTTTTATACCGGTATAGAAGCGGTGTCTGAAGTAAAAGAGAAAACAAAAAAAGAAAAAATATTAGTATTTCAACCCTTTGGGCGAGGAATTAATAATTTAGGAAATACGTTAGTAGATCAATCCGGTCGATCGTTAACAATAGATGATGCTGCTGAAATTATTAAACGACTTCAGAAGAAATACGGAATTATCTTAATGTCCGAAGTTCAACTTAATTTAGAAAAATATAAGTTAGAATTAGTGGCTGTTCCACAGGGAATAAGTTTAAAAAAATGGGCTGGCATTATAAATGAAGCTGATTACTTTATAGGAATAGATTCAGTAGGTCAACATATTGCTAATGCATTAGGTAAACGGGCATCAGTGTTGTTGTCATCTACATACCCTATTAATACATCTTATGTTGATAATTCAGATTTCAACATTATAGACTTAGGAGAAGGTAGACGAGTATATGACCCTATTCGATTAACGTACGACGAAGTTAGTATATTAAATAATGAAAGTTTAATGCAACTTAATGAACAAGTTATTGATTATATAGTAAACTCTATTGAAACTCATATAGAAAAAAAAACAATTAAGGATGTCAAATGAGTAATGATTTATGGATAGCAGGAATTACCAGAGGCCACAATGCCGGCGTGTGTCTTTTAAAGAACGGTGAGATAGTTTTTGCTTTAGAAGAAGAAAGACTAAGTCGTCACAAATACGACGGCGGGCCATATGCTGCTATGATGAAAATTCTCGATTATACAGATAAAATAGATTATCTAGTTATCGCACATACTCAATCTCTGCAAGATACTGCCGGAAAAGTTGATTTTACTGGCGACGATGTATATACAGGATTAGCTAGAAAACTAGGATTAATTGATAGAAAAGCTAATCCTTATCAGCATCCTCAAGTTATAGATCTGAGTTGGAAGCATCACGAACTTCATGCAGCGTGTGCTTTTTATAGATCAGGATTTGAAAAAGCATTGGCAGTCATTGTTGACGGTGCCGGCACTTTTATTCCAATGAATTTGGGTGGACAGACTGAAACAGTATGGGAATTGGAGTCAATTTTTGAATGCGAATATCCGAGTAAATTAACAACAAAATATAAACATGTTGCCGGCCGAGGACCATGGACTGGTCAAAAATTTAACCACATGCAATTATATGAAGGTGGCGATTTTTTTGAAATGGTTATCGATGATAGTGCCGGAATAACCAAAGCATACGAAGCAGTGACTCAATATTGCGGTTGGCAACCCATAGAGGCCGGCAAAACTATGGGATTATTTCCATACGGTAAACCGAACTCAAAAATTCCGCCTATTTACACAGACGGAAATGGCGGTAAATGGAGAACTGCTGATCGTAATTTGATAATCCCAACATACCCAAATGCAGCATTGGTTAATGAAGGTCGATATGAATTTTTAGAAACTCCGGTCGAAGTTTATGAAAATCAACAAGACGTTACTCTTTTAGAAAATAGAAGAGACTTGGCATATGCTATACAAACGCAAAGTCAACAAGAGGTGTTGACATTAATTCAAACATATGTTGCCAAAACAGGGATAAAAAATGTTGTTTTATCCGGCGGATATGCACTAAATTGTGTTGCTAACTACTTTTATTTAGAAGAATTAAACAAGTTAGATATTAAATTATATGTAGAACCAATTAGTAATGATGCTGGCACTGCTGTTGGTGCAGCATTGTTTTTCCATCATCAACTTACCCAACAAGAAGAGATTAAACAATATCCTATGATTTATCTCGGGCCGAAGCATAATTATACTTCGACTGAGCTCGACGCAATATGTGAAAAATATAGTGCCGAAATAGTCGACACAACTCCTAAAGAAATAATAGAACTTTTAAGAAAAAAGAATATTGTTACTATGTTTCAAGGAAGGTCTGAAAATGGGCCAAGGGCATTAGGAAATCGAAGCGTATTGTTTGACCCGACATTTGAGGACGGAAAAGAATATGTTAATCTTGTAAAAAGACGAGAATACTTTAGACCTTTTGCCGGAAGCATATTACACGAACATGCACACGAATGGTTTGACATGAAAGGATTAGAGGAAAGTCCTTATATGATGTATGCTATGAATTGTAAACCTGGCATTGCTGAAAAAATTCCTAGTATTATTCATGTCGACGGAACTTGCAGAATTCAAACGGTAACTCGAGATCAAAATCCATATTACTACGAATTAATAAACGAGTTCTATCTTCAAACCGGAGTTCCTATTTTGTTTAATACAAGTTTTAATTTGGGCGGCGAACCTCTAGTAGAGACTATCGATGATGCATTATGGACTTTGAGTCAAAGTGATATTGAGTATTTGTATCTTCCAGAATATAAGAAATTAATTTCTTTAAAAAATATTGAATAATATAAGGTAGAATATATGAGTCTTGAAAAACATCAAGGAAAAGTAAGTAAAGGTTGGGGATACGAATTAATTTGGGCTACTAATAATTTGTACTGTGGCAAACTTATGGTATTTGAGTCAGTTGGATCTAAATGTAGTATGCATTTACATAAAGAAAAAGATGAGACCTGGTTCGTAAATGCTGGAAAATTTAAATTAAAATATATTGATACAGTAACGTCGACAATTCACGAAAAAGAATTAAATCCAGGAGATACATGGAGGAATCCCCCAATGATGCCTCATCAACTTATAGCACTAGAACCAAATTCTGTCATATTAGAAGTAAGCACTCCTGATTCAATTCAAGACAATTATCGAATATTTCCCGGGGATAGCCAAGTTGACAAATAAGATAGAAATACAATATATTGGTGGTTCAGAGAAACTATACAATAAATAGTGTTATTGGGTTAGATCGAGATGGTGTCATAAATCGCGATCTAGGTACTTATTAGTTTTCGTTCCCGAGAATTTTTAGAACCAAATTACAGGAAGTTTACGAAAGCTGTTACTACACTTCGAAATTTAGGTCATAAGATTGTAATAATTACAGACCAAGGCGGGATAGAAAAAGGGTTATATTCTCAAGAGGATGTAGAGTTAGTACATAATTATATGCTGAGGTTACTCGGAGAAGCTGGATGCACATCCATTGACGGAATTTATTACTCGGCTAGTAGTAGAAAAGATGATCCTTATGCTAAGCCAAATGTTGGTATGTTTAAACGATGCGAAAAAGAACTGCCTCATATAAAATTCTCCGAAGGATACTATGTAGGAGATAAAATGAAAGATTTAAAAGCTGCCGTAAGGATGGGGGCCCGCCCAGTGTTGGTAAGAACTGGATACGGAATAGCAACTGAAGCCGAGCTTCAAAAGTTCACTTATCGAAAAATTAAACAGCAAACATTAATATTTGATTCACTTCAAGATTTTGTTAAGACGTTAGAATGAAAAAAATTATAGTTAACGGAACATTTGATCTACTACATATAGGGCATATAAAGTTATTAGAACATGCAAGAAGTTACGATAACAGCTTTGTTTATGTTCTTATTGATAGCGATCGGCGTGTTAAAAGTTTAAAAGGTCCCGATCGACCAATATACAACGAAAAAGAAAGAACAGTTATGTTACAGTCTTTAAAATTCGTTGATAAAGTGGATGTATTTGATACAGACGACGAGCTTATTAATTATATCAAAATGTTTGGACCAGACATCATGGTCAAAGGTAGTGATTATATTAACAAACTAATAATAGGTTCCGACTATTGTAAAGAAATAAAGTTTTATGAGAGAATTGAAGAATACGCTACTACAAAAACCATACAACGTATTAGTAATCGGCGATGATTGCTTGGATGTTTATCAGTTTGGCAGCATTGATAGACTAAGCCCAGAAGCACCGGTTCCTGTTTTTAAATATGGCGATAAGGAATCTAGACCAGGTATGGCTGCAAATGTTGTAAAAAATCTAGAAAATTTTGGTTGTAATGTGAAATATTTGCACGGAGAAACATCTGTTAAAACAAGATTAATAGATGTTAAAAGTAAACAACACATAGTTAGATTGGACAACGATACTTTTTCTAACCCTTTACAAATAGCAGATATTGGATTTTTAAACTACGATGCGTTAGTAATTAGTGATTATAACAAAGGAACTGTGGATTACAAATTAATAGAGGAATTGGAAAATTCTTTTAAAGGTCCGATATTTATTGATACAAAAAAGACCGACCTAGATAAAATAAAAAAATCTTTTGTGAAAATAAATGCGCTTGAAGAAAGCTTATTAAAAACAAAAAGTAATTATCTTATAATTACATTAGGCGATTCCGGCGCTAAATTTAACGAAATTCTTTATCCGGCTCCAAAAGTTGAAGTAGTCGATGTTTGTGGTGCCGGCGATACTTTTCTTGCAGCATTAACTTTTGAATTTTTAAGAACTCGCTCAATTGAGGATTCTATTAAATTTGCCAATAAAGCATCAGCTATAACTGTTCAGCATACTGGAGTATATGCTCCTACTCTTGAGGAAATTAAATGATAGTGTTAACAGGTGCCGGTGGATTCATTGGAAGTGTAGTGTTAGGATATCTAAATAAACAAGGAATTACTGATGTAGTACTAGTTGACGATTTGCCATTTGATAATCAATTTAAAAATCTAATAGGAAAACAATATCTATCATTGCATTCTACTGAAGACATATTTGATACAATAAAACATGTCGATGCTGTAATTCATATTGGAGCAAACTCTAGCACATTAGAGAGAAACTGGAACAGCTTATATAAAACAAACGTTAGTTCCACTAGAAAATGGAATGAATATTGTCAACAAAATAATATTCCGTTTATTTTTACATCGAGTGCTGCAATATACGGCAATGGAAATGGGCCATTAAATCATTATGCCTTTAGTAAATTATCTAGCGAAAACGAAATAAATGGAGTTATTCTTCGATTGTTTAATGTATACGGACCAAACGAATATCATAAAGATCGAATGGCCTCGACAATTTTTCATTGGTATAATCAGTTAGAAACGTCAAGCGAAATTAAAATTTTTGAAAATAGTTCTCAATATTTTAGAGATTTTATATATGTAGAAGATGTAGCTAGAATAATATATTTTTTCCTGACACAATATAAACCAGGAATATATGATATAGGATCGGGCGTTTCTAAAAGTTTTACCGATATAGCAGATTATACAATAACGCATTTTGGTAAAGGAAATAAAAATATTATTCCTATGCCTCGGGATTTACAACTTCAATATCAAAAAAATACCAGAGCAGACTTATCTAAATTGTCATCTTCTGGATTTGACATTAACACGTTAACTACTGCACATGCAGGTATTAAAAAATATATAGAATTTTTAAAAACTAATAGATATTATTAAGAAATTATTCCCGATTTTTCGTATTCTTCCAATTTAGAAACAATCTTTTTTCTTATAGATATTAGATTTCCTTTAGAATCATTTGAACCTGCCTGCATTTTTCCGCCACCGACCAATTCTTCGTGAGCCATATCGATAGACTGTACTTCTCGTACTAGCTGCTTAACTAATATTTCCATCTCTGATTTAATTTTTTGATCATTTATTCTTGAAATTTTACTATTGAACAGAGTGTATTCGTCTAAAAATTTTTTACTCTTTGATAATTGCATTTTCTAATTCCAATATAGTTTCTATTTTCGTCTTGATAATAGAATTACTTAACGTTGTTTTTAACCCGTTATGTAATTGTTTTGGCAACTCGTTAAGAGAACACCATGCTATTGTTGCTGATGCCTGTGTTAAAAACTCAGTGTTTACTAAACATACATATGTACTATATTCAAATCCTCGATCTTCTGACAAATATAATTCAATAGGAAGTAATTTTCCATTTGCATATGTGGCTAATAGTTCTTTAGCATCTTCTAACAGAATCGTAAATCTCTCAAAAGTAGGCACAGTCCATTTTTGGTTTTCTAAAATAAGTAATATTCTATTACTTGATTTTGACAAAAATAATAATCCCGCACGTTGTTGCATACCCTTACTTATCAGGCATTAAGATCAAATCTCCAGTATCCGAGTGGATATTCGCCTTCAAAACTCTTAAGCCATGCATTATCTTCCCATTTATACTGTACACCAGTTGTAAGATTTGACACATACTTAATTTCGACTGTATCTGGATCAAATGTTTCCTCCCATTCTGATCCTGTCCATTCGATAATAGAATTGGCCTTGATAATTGTATCCTGCCCTGCAAGATTTTTCCATGCATCAGGACCATCAACATTATCAATGCTACCCAGATCTTCTAACACTAGATATCTAGTTCCCGTTGGAATATTTGATATACTACCGAATTTTTCTATAGGACTAAATGTCTGTGGATTGATAATTGCTGTAATTGCCGGTTCTGAATTTTCTGGAAGAGTGTCAATGTCGATATCTACAACTAATCGTCCAGTATCTAATTCATTAACTGTAAATGTGCCTGAAATTTCATATCCGTTGGGTTTTGTAAAGAATATTCTGCTGGTTCCTGTAGCAGATCCGTGAATTTCAATAACGGTATTCCAATCTATCGATGACTTAGCAGGTATGAAGTTTTCCAATGATTGTCGAACCTCTTCTCTATCGATCATGGAACACTCGTAATATCCAGTGACTGGATTTTTCAATAGATATACTCCGAAGTTATCAACTGGTACTCTAATTTGAGTATTTGGAGCATCGGAATTATAAACTAGCGACTCGATATCTAACACATCTCCAGTTTCTGTAAAGATATTCATTATGATATTTTTAATAATACCAAGTTTCTTCACCTTAGCCGGACTACTGATCCATATAGGGGTTTGAAAATCTAGAGTACAAATATCAATTTCTGAATCCGCACCTTGCGGGATTGACCTACTACTAAAAGTTGTACCTGTTAAATCCAATACTGTCAAACTGGTCCAATCGACATAATTATCAGTTGTTTGTAATTCTAAACTAGGATGAAACAGCATTAGAATTTGTTCAAGCAACTGCAATTTTTGTTCGGTATTTGAAGTCCATATATCAGCTCGAAGACTAAGTTTGTACGGAGTTGGCATCAATCGTTCGACTGTGTAACCCTTTCCTTGATTTTGATTGTAAACTCTTTCGCCATTAACGATATCAAAATCTCGTTCTCGTACCTGTATTTTGCTAATAAATGTAGGGTCACTGATCCTAGACGTATCTAATTCTAAGTTAGTAATGTAACACGAAATCTTGGGAACAGATTGCATGTTATTTTCCGAGTTATCATTTATTAAATTGGCAATTTGTCTCGACATGTCGCCGTACATAACCGGAACATATTTTTGTTCCCCATTGCCTGATTGGTATTTAAAACCAATAAACACTCGCATAAACTGAGTTAGATATCGACGAATTTGGCCATCATAAAAATATTGAATAATAATACGTCGGGGTTAAACCGACGCCTCCTTTTCTACCCATCTTTTCTTTCCGTCTATCATTTTTAAAGTTTTACCTTTTAATGTACTAGTGCCACCTTTATTAGGGTGAGTCTTTCCTTTCATCGGGCCACCATCTGCACGTTTCCATCCTCCGTCTCTGCCTTCAGCACGACGACGAGCATGTGCGTCTTTTTGTGCCTTGCTCATACGCTTTTTACTGTCTTCTGAATGTAGTCGATTTCCGCCAGGCTGTCTAATATTGTATCCGTTATTGATTGAATCGTATTGAATTACATACTTTTCTTCTAATAAATTTAATTCTTCTAATGAATTTGCAGTATCTATAACTTCCCACAAGAATTCTTCAATCCCGTACTTTCGTAATGCATTATGAAAATGATAAGTTTTTGTTGTATGTTTACTATCGTTAATATGTTCTAGTCGACGTTGATTGGGAGCTTGGATAGATTGTCCAATATAACACTTCCCGGTTTTGTTGTGTGTCCATTTATAAATGTGCATTATTCATCTGCCTCTGGTCTAAGTGCTTTGCTAAGACTTTGTCGTTGCTTAACTGTAGAACCATTGATTGTAGACTCTGTTGGATTATTAACAAAGCTAGTTCTCAAGGTCTGACGTTCATCTTTGCCTTGGAATCTATCACCTTCGCCAACATCGCTTGGTCCAAGATTATTCAATGTCATACGTACTCTATCCTCTACTTTAACCCATCGTGTTCCGCTAAATCTAAACAATCTATACGGATAGTAATCTTTTCTTAGACAGAATTGGCCTTCTACAGGCCCCATTGGGAATGAAATGCCCGCAGTAAACGGAGCACCATTAGGAGGAATACCGTCGCCGTCGTAGATAATACCTGTGTAGGGATGTCCTTCGGCTGTTTGCAACACTGTACTAGCAGTTGATCCTACATATATTGGGTCTCCGTTGGCATCGAAAATAGGATTTCCGTCTTCGTCTGTTGCTTGAGTTTGTACGCTAGCATCGATACTAGTAGTGTCCACCGTGACAATTTCAGCAAGTCCGTCTTCACCGCGTTGAATACTGTATAATTTAGTAGTATCGGGACCACTTCTAGGACTGTCGGCTTCNGCTTGATCTAAGATTGCACTGGTAATTTGCATTTCTTTTTCGTATGTGCTGACAAGGTCACGTAGTNTTTCGGAAATTTCCCAATATGTAGTGTTAGGAGGAAATACGTCAGTGATTCCATTATTAACAATATCGATAGCTTGATATCTATTGCTATCGNCTGGGTCTACTCCCGTTACTCCTGTTCCTTGAACTGCTTCATAATAGTCACTATCCGGCGGAAGTATATTATTAATGCCAGCTCTAGTGTCCGGAGAATCTATAACTGTATATATTTTTCCGTCGGGCCCAGTAACAGTGTCTCCGGGAAAATAAGTAGCAATTCTATTCCATTCATCAATGGTAGTATCAACTACACGATATTTTACACCATCGGGTCCTTGAACAACATCTCCGGGATAGTAAGTAGCCGTTATTTCCCACAGAAGACCTTGGGGATCTATGCAGGTATAGTTTTTACCATCTAGACCTTTAACTACGTCTCCGGGATAGTAGGTAACACCATCACTCCAACTGCCCATCGAGTTATCGCCGTCGGCTATATTATCTAAAATATCTTTAAATTCTTGACTGTCTACTAGGGGTTTACACTTGGCTCGATATAG